GGTGTGTAGCTGAGAAGCGTTATACTCGGGCCAGGAGAACCTTCAAATGCCTTCCCTTCATCAGTCTGGTCCCTCGAAAGAGGCTCGTTGGCGGAACACGCCCATGTCGCTTCAGGAGCGGGATGCCTGGGAGAGGCAGCTCAAGGCGGCCCAGGAGAAGAAGCACGAGGCGAAGAAGCTCAAAGGCACTCGCCTCGCCCACGGAATGAGGGCCATGCAGAACAGCTTTCAATCGCAGACCCCGAAGGCCCGGCTGACTCGTCGGCTTGGCCTGGGTGTGGTGAAGAAGGGCTCTCTCTGTGAGGCCATCGCCGGGACCATCAATCGCTCGGACTTCGCCCGCATCGACGTGGTCTACGAGGAGAGTCCTGCAGTTCAGCAGCTCCTGCCGAAGTCGGCGGGGGTGATGACTGCGTTGCGGGGCCTGACCTCGCAGCCTGTGACGACTGGCGAAGAGGTGCTCGAGCGGTCGCTGAAGCTCGCCTCCCGTCCGCAGTTCGATGTCATCCAGCTTCGCGTGGACGGCTACGGCTACATCCTGAAGCACTCGGCAGCTCCGAAGGGTGTGAAGCCTCAGGAGCGGAAGGTGTCCAAGGAGGCGGCGCAGAAGGCCCTCCCCCAGGAGATGGTCAACACTGCAGATCAGCAGGGTGTGGCAACCGTCACGGAGGTTCAGGCTGCTCCCGACCCGATGCAGGAGCAGCCCCAGGCTGTGACGCAGTTCGGCATGTACAAGGTGACGGAGGCCACAGGCGGGCAGCTCGTCGGCTTCGTCATCCCGCAGCTCTTCGATCCGGTGCAAGGTGTTCCGGTACAGCAAGGCCTCTTCTTCACGGGCGGCCAGTACGCTCTCGCTCCGCAGTTCCAGGGCGTCCTCACGGGCGTGAGCCACAATCTTCCGGAGAGCGGAGAGCCTCGAGGTCTCGGCATCTTCTACCACACCGACGGCAAGGGTCTCCTGGCCACGGTGCCCTACACCATCATCTCCAAGGTGACGGCAGAGGGTGTGCCGTACTACGCGGCGCAGACGCAGACGGGTGATGAGGTTCAGGTCAAGATCTCTCAGGAGATCGTGCGGCCGCTTGCGGCGACTCCGGGTGAGATCATCATCCCGGCCAACTTCAAGTGGCTCGCCCTCGACAACGAGGTGCAGCTCATCGGGCCGGAGGCGGACCCGATGGCGGCACAGAAGGCGGCGTCGGTCGGCACCCTGTGTGAGATCCGTGCCTGGAGGCACGAGCTGGGGGCGGGTGGCGGTGTGGACCTGCAGGGACCGGTGTTCTCGAAGCTCGGTTCCGGGACGCACACCTGGGCGGATGGCCTGTTCTACCTGGCTGCAGCCGGGATGCCACAGAACCTGGCCCTGGCCTGCATCGACAAGGCGGCTTCGTCGGGACAGGTCGTGAAGATGTACGGCCTGGCCCCACTGACAGATCACGACGACATGCTGAAGGATGCGGCCGCAGAAGCAGTGGCAGACTTCAAGCGTCTCGATCTGCCAGAGCGGCCACTTCTGCTGAAGGAGGCCCTCGCCATCGAGAGCACCAAGGAGGCTCGTGCTCTGGTCGGTACCAATGCTGTAGACCATCTCCTGGCCCTGAACTTCATCAACCCGGAGAACGTGGAGACCTTCGTCGAGTACCTGCCTGAGCTTGAGGACACTGCGTCCAAGCTGGCCCAGCTCACTTTCGCCGTGCAGCTCGGTCTCCAGAGTGTACCGAAGACGGCAGCCATCCATGCCATGCGGTCGCTCGATGCTGTCATCGCTTCGCTGAAGGCTCTGCGTCAGTACAAGGTGTGATGCGGCACCCCGCGCAGTTCTTCGTTCACTTCCTCTGGCTCTCCCTCGTAGAGCCTTCTTTGAAGGAAGTGAACAAGGTCCTTGACCGGTTCGGCCTTGCGGGTCTGACAGAGGGCCAGTACGGCCACATCCTCGAAGACCTGCCGACTACTCCTGACGACTTTCAGCCTGTGAACTCACGGCACCGGCCCACGATGGCATGGCTAAAGAAGGTCGGCATCCGTTCGTTGGTTCGAGCAGACAAGGTCGCGCAAGAGATGAAGGTGGCTATCCTCGGCCATCCTCCTACGCGGGAGAAGGTCGAGCAGCTCCTCATCGGCAATGTCTCTCCTCGGGAGGTCTCGTACCGTCTGCAACGGATCGGGACGCACGTCTCAGATGCCGCTGTAGCGGAGTTCCGTCACTACTTCTGGGACACGCGAGAGATGGGCATCGCCGATTGGGCCGCGTACTTTGCTGAGGACCGGCAAGGGCGTACCCACATCTTGATGAGCCCCTACATGGCAGCACTTCGGGGAGGGCCTGACCTGGCCCTGTATCGGGCAGGAATCAAGACCAAGCTCGACACGAAGAAGATCATGGAGGGGGTCATGCGAGAGCTATGGCACACCTTCCAGGAGACCTGTACGCTTCCGCTCTCGCAGCGGAAGGTCGAGATGCTGGGAACCCTCTCTCGGAACATTGCTCGTGCGGACGAGCGGTTGAAGGCCAGTGATACGGCACTGCAGGAGATCCTGCAGCAGTTCGAGAAGTTCAAGGTCATCGCGGACGATGAAGAGATCGTCACTCTTGCCGAGCTTGCTCCTACAGGTACGGTGAGTGATAAGAGTAGGGAACAGATCGTCTCGCGTCAGGGGTGAGGAATGGTACCGCAGGGCATGATTCGTACGAGCGACGGAGTGCTCACCCAGGCTCCGGCATGGGCGATGGAGTTTCACCGCAAGGACTACCTGCGGGAGGCCTACGATGCGCAGTCGCAGCTCGCCACAGAGCCGCCGCCGCAGCGTCTGGAGTTCCGTGGCGACAACATCCAGGCCGATGTCGTGCTCAAGGGCGAGCACGATGTCATCTTCCAGATCTACATCGGCACCAAGGATGCGCCTGCGCCTCTCCTTCCCGATGTCGAGGTGGTGATGTTCCGCGTGATCCTGGATCACTTCGGTACTACGGATCGCTTCGAGGGTGATGAGGTGTCGGAGCTTCGAAGCTACGCCGTGAAGGCGAAGGGCCTGCGAGGTATTCCCACCTACAGGGAGGAGTTCCACGTCGCCGGATTCCTCCACCTCCTCGATGCCACCATCGGCGAGCTGGAGTAGACCATGGCCATGATCGTCAAGTCCTTTGCCACGGTGAAGGAGGTCAGGGACTTCATGGCCGAGAACAATCTCGGCAAGGAAGACATCCTCTCCTTCGACACCAACGCCTCAGGGTTCATCGACATCCTTTTCGATGATGGGTCCATCTCGGACTACGCCTCTGGCACCAACGAGACGCATACCGTCGGCGACGGGTACCGTGTTCGCCATCTCCAGTTGTGGGCGAGTGGTGGTGCAGGCTCTGCCACCATCTTTGGCGGAGACACCATCACCATCCCTGACGGCGCGCGGATTCCGCTCGACTTCCACGGAGCACTGATCGGTGATGGAACGGCCGCGTCGAACATTGTGGTAGGCGCGAACACCTACTACTACATCGACTGGTACGATCGCTCATAGTCACCGCCTGAAGGCCCTACGCCCTCGACCTCCGGTCTTCGCGTCGTCTCTGCGAAGGACAGTCCGGCAAGCCTTCTGCCGGTGGAACTCGCAAGCACCGTACTCGGCAATGGCTGCACGATGCTCCTTCGTGCCGTAGCCCATGTTTCGGTCCCAGCCGTATTGGCCCCACCGCTTGTGAGCACGGAGCATGACTTCGTCCCTTCGTAGCTTTGCGAGGATGCTGGCGGCCGCTACAAGCCAGTACTTGCTGTCTGCTCTGGGGATTGCCACTTCTGGACCCAGTCCTCCGACCTTGGTCTTCCCATCTGTGATCAGGAGCATGTCTGGTTGTAGGGACTCTACAGCCGCAAGGACTGCCCTTTTTTGTGCTTCGTGTAGCGCTCTTCCATGTCCCAGCTCATTGATGTCACGAACGGAGGCAAGGCCAAATCCGACCTCTCCTTCATTCTCCACCAAATAGGAGATCAGAGATGGTTCCAGTCGCTCTCTCTCCGGCCGAGTGGTCTTCTTTGAGTCCCTCACTTCCGCAATAGGCCAGAAGGTTGTCAACTGGTTGAACGGAATCTCCAGAGTCATCGCGACGGCCGTGACGCAGAATGGCCCTGCGAGGGCCCCGGTGCCGACCTCGTCCAGCCCAACGTAAATCACCTGTCACCTCATAAGGATTGATGTCTTTTCTGGGTCCCAAACCCTTCAAGAGGATGAGAGCCTTAAAAGAAGTGCCCTTCCATTCACTTCTCTGGTACTTGCAGTCGTTGATGCTCGCCCACTCCTTGAGCTGAGCCCTCAACGATCGCACTTCCTCCTTTAGCCAGGGGCGGAGGAGCGTGATTGTGAAGACCCACTGTAGCGGGTCATCACGCTCCCCCAGCCTGTAGCTGTAGATGTCGTGGTCGAGTGCCCAGTTCACGGTCTGAATGAACTGAGCGACCCAGACCAGGCTCTCAGGTTCGGGCTTCTCGCTGTGTCCGTCCACTCTGCTCGACCGGGTCAAGGAGGGCGAAGGGTCGCCGCTTCTTCTTTTGTAGGGTGTAGCCCGCAGAGCTTCCCAGGGGGAATGCAGAGAAGAGGTCAGCGACGGTGTTCACCATCTTGGGGAGAGCGATGGAGAACTCCCGCTTCCGGATCAGGATGTCATCGTGCCTCGGCGGGTAGACGAATGCCTTGACCGCCTCGTATGCTATCTTGCCGCCCTTCTTGACAGGCAACCGGATGATGATGTGTGGCATCATCCACACGTCACCCTCTCGGCCGAAGTCGAGACCGACGCCCCATCCCACTACGCGACACCGGGCCTTGTCCACGGTGATGGGCGGACGCCGCGGGGCCGGAACGAGCGGGGAGCTCCACACTCCGTCATAGGGCAGGACCTGGCCCCGCTCCATGACCTGCGGCTTCGCCGGGTCCGGATCGTAGATGTTGAGCTCGGACCCGTTGATCGGGACGCGCTCGAGGATTTCCTGGATGCGAGCGAGATCATCTTCATCGGACCCGGGAGCCCACGACTCGCCCACGATGGACGAGTAGAAGTTGATGTCGTTGCCCAGGAAGTCCATCCGGAGGAGGCGGTGTTCTGGGATGGTGACCTCTTCGCCTCCTTTGGTGGTGGTGAGTTCTTCGGGCTGGTAGAGGACTTCCAGCCCGATGCCTGCGACGAGCGAAAGTCGTCGGCGGGGAGTTTGCATGTTGGGTGTCTCCAGACCCGGCACCATGGATTAGGTGTTTACCGGGCTATTCTCCTTATGGCAGGGAAAGGATGGGCATTTACGACGAGGATCCTGACGTTCTGGAGTACTCCATTGAAGGGTGGAACTCCCTTGAGTACCGGGAGCCGTGGGATCACGAACCACCGATTCCTGCCGTAGAGGATTGGGAGGTAGAGCGACACTTGCGGGAGCAGAGGCTCCGCTACGCCCTCACCCCGTCGCAGTTCACGGAAGAGACTGTGCTCATGCCCAACGCGAAGACGCGGGCATTGGAGGCGTTTTCCTTCGCAGATCGTCCTTACCTGAGGAAGGTCTACAATACGCAGTCCAATCGTGTCCTTCTCATGGCCGGACGGCAGGTGGAGAAGTGTGTTCATGAAGATGAAGTAGTAGTCGACTCTTTCGGCAAGCCGACCCCTATCAAAGACCTGTTGGTCGGCGATATACTTGTGTGCTTGGCTACCGAGGAAACGTCCCCGAATGTTGAGCGAGGGTCGGGATCTCGGATGACCACGTCAAAGATTACGTGGAAGTCTCGCAAGCGTAAGAAGCCTTGCCGCGAGATCCGGACGAGACAGGGCCATCGCTCTCGTATGGCTACGACACATCCTGTTCGGGTGTGGAACGGGTGGAAGGCTGCTGGAGATCTCGAAATAGGAGATCGAATCGCAGTGGTTCGTAGGGCAGGGGTGTTCAGCAGCTGCGATTACGACGTGTCTTCCTCTCGGGTACGGCTCACCGCCTACATGATTGGAGATGGCGGGTGCAACCCCAAAGACGTGACCTTCACGAACGAGACCTTTGAGGTCCTTGACGATTTCGACGATGCTCTTGTTGATGAAGGGATGTCGTACACCTTCTCACCCAAGAAGGATTCAAACACGACCTGCTTCCGTCTCCCTCGCTATCGAGCAGAGAAGCTCCGTGGATGGCTGGAAGAGGATGGTCTTTTGGGGACGGACTCCTACTCGAAGTTCCTTCCTGATTGGGTATTTCGTCTTTCGCGAGAGCAGACGTCTCTGTTCCTGAACAGGCTTTGGTCTACAGACGGGCACGTCAAGTGCAACACCGACACGAAGTGGTCCATCGAGTACTGCTCTATGTCGGAGAGGCTGGTCAGGCAGGTTCAGGCATTGCTGTGGAAGCTTGGCATCCCTTCCAGGATCAGAGAGAACTGGCCTTCGATCTATAAGAAGCGCGGTGAGAAGGTTCTTGCTTATATCCTCCGTATCGAGACTCAAGAAGGTGTACGTTCGTTCGTTCGTGACATCGGTGCGCTTGGAAAGATCGAGCGGCAAGAGCTTGACCCCTGGGAGACCAACAACAATCGAGACACGTTGCCGTTGGAGGTGAACGAGTTCATACGGGAGATCTACGATGAGGTCTCACCGAAGAAGGGAGACCGAACCCTTCAGTCCGCAGGACTTCGCCGTAGCCCTAAGTACTGCCTGACCCGGAAGAAGCTGCTCGCGTATGTCGAGTTTTTCGAAGGAGACCCTCGATACTCACCCTCGAAAGTTCGGCTCCTGAAGGAGCACGTGAGTTCTGACATTTACTGGGACGAGGTGGAGTCTATCAACGAGATGGGGGAGCAGTGGTGCTACGACCTGACGGTTGATCGTCATCACAACTTCGTCGCAGGCGGGATTGTCACGCACAACAGCACCTCTCTCGGTAATCGGATGCTGGCTCTATGCTGCCTCATCCCGCATTTCCGTGCACTGTACGTCTCCCCGTCTTCAACACAGACCAAGGAGTTCTCGAACCGGCGGTTGCGTGAAGTCTTGATGACCTCGCCGCGACTGAGGACGTGGTTCCCGCAGCATCTCACGGACAATGTCTTTGAGAAGCGAGCCATCAACCGGAGTGGAATCACACTCCGGTATGCGTTCCTCAACGCAGATCGCTGCCGGGGACTCTCTGCAGATAGTGTCATCCTCGACGAGTTCCAGGATCTCCTTCTCGACACTATTCCGGTCATCGAGGAGGCTGCGTCCCACTCCGCCTTCAAGTACTTCATCTACGCAGGAACTCCGAAGTCGCTCGACAACCCGATCGAGCACTACTGGTCCACCTTCTCGACTCGCAACGAATGGGCAGTCCCCTGTGAGCGGCACGGCACTCCTAAGGTTCCGGGCTCCTGGCACTGGAACATCCTGGGTGAGAGGAACATCTCCAAGGCCGGACCGGTCTGTGACCGCTGCGGCGGTCCCATCTTCCCCAACCATCCGAAAGCACAATGGGTCCGTACCGGTAACCCCGACCCCAACCTCACGGTCTTTGAGGGTTTCCGCATCCCGCAGCTCATGGTCCCCTGGATCAGCTGGAAGGAGCTGTGGACCAAGTACACGGACTACCCACGTGCACAGTTCTTTAACGAGTGCCTGGGCCAGTCCTTCGATTCAGGACAGCGCCCTCTCACTCAGGACGACATCAGGCAAAACTGTGATTCCTCAATCACCCTCACTCCCGAAGGGGTGGCCGACATCCGTCGACGGATGGCGGGGGTTCAGCTCTATGGCGGCATCGACTGGGGCCAGGGCTCGACGAACTCGTACACGGTGTTCTTCGTAGGCGGGTACCTCAACAACAAGTTCACCATCTTCTTCTGCCATCGCTTCGTTGGAGCGGAATCCGAACCGCGCACCCAGCTCAAGAAGATCTGCAGGATCATCGAGACCTTCAACCTTGCCCGCGTCTGTGTTGACCATGGTGGAGGCTTCTGGCCAAACGGTGAGCTTCTTCGTCGCTATGGCTCCAATCGCATCGTACGGGTGCAGTACCTCACGCCGAATGTCTTCATGCGTTGGGATGAGGCTCTTGGGCGGTACATCATCCACCGCTCCGAAGTCATGTCGGCGATGTTCAATGCCATCAAGCGCGGCTCGGTCGTAAGGTTCCCTGCCTGGAAGTACTTCAAGTCTCCTTTCGCAGCAGACATGCTCTCCATCTTCTCGGAGTACTCCGAGAAGATGCACATGACGCAGTACAAGAAGTCGGCCAACAACACCGACGACTCCTTCCATGCGTTCCTCTACTGCTTCCTCTCTTCGATGATTGACATCCCTCGGCCCGATGTCTTCATCCCTTCTCAGGCTGTGGACCGTATGCTTGAAGCTCGTGAAGAGTATTGAGAGCTAAGAAGGATTGTAGGTAAAGAGGCTAAAACTTCAACCAAGAGCAGAGCGGGCCACCTCCACAAGGGAGGGGCCGCGCTCTGTCGAGAAGGGATGCGGCTACGCCGCCATCGTCAGGATCTGCTTGGCCATCGCCATCGCCGCGCGGTCGCTCAGGGGATCCTTGCCCTGGGCCTTCCGCTGGCTCTGCAGCGTGTCGATCACGTCGGCGAGGTCCTTCTTGGCGGCGTTGGCAGCGGCCTCTGCCAGGGCCAACTTTCGGTTCTCCTTCGCTAGATCCCCGGCGAAGTTCTCTCCGAGGGTGACCGAGGCGGGCTGCTGAACTCCTCCGAGGGTCCGGGCCGTCACGATCTGGGTGACGACCTCTGAGGAAGCCGAAGCACATGCGGCCGCCAGCCCGGTCAGGCCGATGATGGCGCCGCTGGTCAGGGCCAACGTGGGGTCGATCGAGACCCCGAAGGTGGCCTCGGCCACCTTGTTGACGACAGTGCTGGTGGCGCCACCGGCGGCGGCGGCGGTGACCGTCGTACGGATTGGGTTTTCGTAGTATTCAACGGCGATACGATCGCATACGCCGATGTTCGGAAGCGTGGCACGACTCATGTCGAGCCTCCAGTTGTGGTTGGGTTGTCGGGTGCATCCAGGGCCAAACAGCTGGCGTTCCTGGGCGCAAAAGTCTTATGCCCGAAAGGACCGGCTCTTTTAGCCTCAGTCCTTCCCTTCCATGGGCAGACCTGCTCAGTCCGTCTCAGACTCATCCGAGGCGAGAACGAAGGTTCCGAATGCCTCTGCCATGGCCATCATGGCGGGAGCAGCAGTGGCCATCGCGACCTCGAGCGCTTCCAGCCGCTCGTCCTGCGCCTCCATCCGATCCACTTGAAGGCCGATGACCTCCGCCATCTCGGCCTTCAGAGCCTCCACAGCCTTCGCCATCTCAGCCCGAGAAGGTGACGTCTCCGGTCCCCGCGCCACGAGGGTTTCGAGGTTGGTGAGCCGCGCTTCGATGCGGCTATAGACTGTACCCTGCGCCTTTGCAGGCCTCTCGGACCTCTGCGGAGCGCGTGTTGCCTCTCGGGCAGAGGGCTGCGTCCGAGAGGCGGGGGCGGGGGCGGAAGCGGGAGGCTTCGCCGGCCGCCGCAGGGACAGCTGGTGAAGGCGCGAAGTGAGCGCCTCCGCAACTGAGGTCTGGTGATTCATAGTGCTCCTTTGGACAGCAACATCGGTTTGCCGACCAAAGCACTTATGACTGGAATCCCTACGATTTCATGCAGTCCTCTGGAACCTTCCCATCATCCCCGTCAGCTCGTCATGAATGGAACGAGGCGTGTTTGTGGGAGGTTGCAGGTGAGGGTCCCGAATCACACCGTACATCTCGGTGTAGCAGAGGGCTGACACTCGGAGTCGGCGTCGTCCTTCCACAAGAGTGCGGTGAACCTTCTGCACTCGAAGCGAGGTTTCGTAGTCCTCTCTTGTTGCCACATGCGCCACTTGAGCGATGCACAACTTCATGAGGAGTACCCAGGCCCGTCCATCTTCCACGGCCTCGGCCATGATGTGGAAGCTCTCTTCCGTCAGGCTCATGAAGATCTCAGCCCATGCTTCAAGCTCTTCAAGGCTGAAGCTCGTCCTACCAAGAGTCTGAGCAGCACTCTCATGTAGCTGTCGTGCGGTCGTAGCTGTGAGGTTCAGCGGTGTGACTCGGGCGTCCAGGATGCGAAGCACCACCTCCATCTCTGCCTGGAGCTTCCGTACCTGAGCTCGGAGTTCCAGGATCTCCTTCCGGCTCCCCCGTGTACGAGGCGTGTGAGATGTCCTGTCGCGTCGAAGCTCCTCCACCTCCAGCGGGCGGTACATGATCCGTCGCCCGTACTTCACCTTCGTCAATAGGCCGTCGCTGGCATAGCGGGCGACGGTGCGAGCGCAGCACTGTAGGTGTCGTGCGGCCTCTTGGGCAGTCATGAGGTTGTCTACGCTCAATGTGCCTCCTGGCTGTTAGAGGTATAGTCCTATGGAGAGGACACCATGGTCTCCGATAGCGATCTCCGAAGCCTGGCTCGTGGAGCGACTACCCGATTCCTTGACGGAGGCGGGGACTTCACGACGTGTGTGGCGAAGGTCGCATCGGCCTCTTCTCACACTCTAACCGCGGAGCATATCCGTCGGGTGTGTGAGATGGCGTACCATGATGCCTTCGAGCGGGAGTGGCAGAAGCAGGCAGGCGGGAGCCGGCTGGTGTCCTTCGACCCGCCCTGTGCGAAGGAAGCTGCCCGGCTGTGCAATGCAGAGAAGGTTGCGGCCGCGCGAGTCCGGGCCACGACCGTGACTGGGCATCCGACCATGGACAAGATCGCGATGGCAGAGATCCCGCACGTCCCTCTTCCGCCGCCCATCACGAACGCCTTCACCTCTGCCATGCGCTCCTCGCCTGTAGATCGGGAGCTCGGAGTCCGGGAGGCTCTTCACACCCTGAAGACTGCGGCCCAGGATCTCAATGAGGCGATCTCGCAGGTCGAGATCGAGATCGGCTCCGCCAAGTCGGCGGAGCTCTACGCCCACACTGCTCTGGGTCGTCAGGCTCGTCAGGCATGCCTGGACGGAGCGACTCCAGGCCAGGCCCTCGCGGTATGTGAGCACTTCCTGAAGGAGGCGGAAGGTGTTCCCGCTGACATCGCTGTGGATGTGCTGGCACACCTGGCAAGGGACATGATGACGGGCAACGTCTTCCCGGAGCCTGTGAAGCTCGCGGCCCCTCCGAACCCTCGTCACCCTCTGAACCGTCTGGTCGTGAAGGCGGCCCACATCCGTTTCGGACGACTGCAGCGGGAGATCGCTCTTGGTGATCTCCGTGCGGATCGTCAACGGCTGGAGAAGGAGCTGGGCAGTGAGCTCTACCAGCTCGGAGCGTGAGCGCATGCAGCGGTTCCGGAAGCTCGCGCTTCTGGGAGCGGCCAAGGCTGTAGCCAAAGGAACGGCCAATGTGGCCGCGAAGGCTACAGGTGTTGGAGCGCGGACGACTTGGCGCACTGCCCAGAGAGTGTCCTCCGGCGAGAACCTCATGCCCAAATCCCGGGCCATAGGTCTCGTAGGTCTTGGCGGGGTTACTACCGTAGGCGGTGTGCGGACAGTTCGTGAAAACGCAAGAGCAGCTCGAGCAAGCTCAGAAGCTCCGTGGAAGGCACAATGACCATCTCCATCTACACCGACTCTGACCTCTCTGCCGAGGATGTCCTGGAGCTGGAGGACTTCGACGGAATGCTCCACGAGGGATCGAAGCGTGCGTCCTTCGGACGAGTCGGAAGGATGGCTCGCAATGCGACGGAGAACACGGCTGCCCAACTCATTGCCGGCACTCTCGGAACTGCTACCGTGGTCGGCGGTAAGGCCATGTACGACAAGGCCACATATGGGCGTGACCTGCGGGCCATCACCGATGTCTACCCGCACTTGAAGAAGTACCCCGAGAAGGAGCTTCGCCTCGCTTACAGCTCGCTGCGGAACCTGAACCCGCAGTTCGCCAAGGATCCTCTGGTAGGAGGTACCCTCCTTGGGCAGCTCCTCCGGCAGCGGGATCCGCTCAACCCCAAGGCACTCCGTCTCGACCCGGGGATGGCTTCCGACCTGGTCCGCAATCGTCGTGACACCCGGGGTGGAATCGACGAGATGGTCCCTGCGGCCTTCCAAGCAGGGATGCAGGGTGCGATGGATTACGAGGGCGTCCTCGGTGACCGTGCCTTCAAGCGGGAGATGGCCGCGGCGGATCGGTCCTTCAAGCGTGAGACGCAGACCGGCGATCACCGCTTCAAGCGGGAACTGCAGACCGGAGACCAGACCTTCCGTCATGATGAGGCCCTGAAGGATCGCACGCTTCGGACCTCACAGTCTGCGGCTGATCGAGCTCAGCGTGGGAAGCATCACACCGAGCAGATCGAAGCACGACGCGGTGAAGAGCGGCGGCGGACCTCTCGAGAGCGGTCGAAGGGTGTTCGTGAGCGGATCGAACGGCTCACGGCCGAAGCCACACGTCGCAAGCACGACAAGACGCTACAGCAGCAGAAGGACGATGCTGCGATGGGGCGTGAGCAGTACAAGGTCCTGAACAATCCGCTGTCACGCAAGAGTCGGAGGGCGCAGCGCAGGCGGGGGCTTCTGGCAGCGTACTCGGCCGAGCCTTCGCAGTCATCTACAGCGGATTACTCGGTGCGTGGTCTGGCTCGTGGTGTGGGTTCTCGGATTGACTCCTCGACCGGTTCGGGCCCTGATTCGGACCCGAGCACTCGTCGCGGATACCATCACCCAGGATCTCGGAAGTAGGTCTGTATGGAGAAGCGGTTCGATCTTTCGGGCACAGGACCGGGTGGATTTCCTCTCATCCATTTGGTGGAGCCGGGATCTGCCTACGGCTTGAACCAGACAGCAGGCCTTACGAAGACTGCTTCTGGCGAACATCTCTCTCCTGTCATCGAACTTCTTGAGGCCATCCAGCCGCAGCCGGATCGTCTCTACCTGGTGAACTCTGCCCTCGGTGCAGGGGAGTATGTCGGCTTCAATCTCCGAGGTGACTGGTTCACCGAGGCAGGACTGAAGCACACGCCTCCGGGATGGGACTCCATCCCTGTGTGGGACATCGATGCGCGTCGTCGCGCGGCCATCGTGCCGGAAGATGTGCCCGGCTACGGCCCAATGTGCTGGGGCTACCCCACGTTCTACAACGCACATCGGTTCCGGCACCATCGCAACAATGATCCGAACCGGGCCTACGGCTACATCCTCGGAGCGTTCTACGACGACCGGATGCACCGGGTTGTACTGGTCTCGGAGCTCATCAAGGACCTTTGCGTCAAGCACGGTGCGCTCAACATCTATGAGCGCATCGCCCGTGGTGACTTTGTCGATACCAGCATGGGCTGCTTCCCTGCGGGAGCGATGGTCAGTCTCTACTCAGGAGAGCGAAAGGCCATCGAGACCGTGGAGGTGGGTGAGTATGTCCTGACCCATACAGGGAGCAGAGGGCGAGTCAGGGCTCTTGATAGTCATGTGCATGAGGGGCTGTACACGATCAAGGTTTCTGGTGTTGGTTCCATGGAGGTGACGGAGGAGCATCCGTTCTTCGTGATTCCGGTCGAGCAGATCAGGTGTGAAGTTCCAAAGACGCACAACTACGGCCGACAGCAGAGGGCGTGTGTCTCCTCCCTGAAAGACTTGAAGAAGGGCTGCCAGGGTTGTCCGGTGGAGCCAGCGTACGATCCTGTCTGGAAGAAGGCACAGGACCTGGACGTCGGCGATTTCGCACTCTCTCCGGCTCCTTCAGAGGTTGTGGAGAGGTTGACGGCGAAGCAGGCCAGGATCCTCGGATACTACGCCTCCGAGGGGAACATCTGCTGGTACTACCCGAAGAAGGGCGGGAAGCGTCAGCTCGACCGGAAGTACCCGGGTGGAGTGTGCTTCACGATCAACCACGATGAGGTTGATCTTCTGGAAGACATCGAGGAGCTCTGCTGCGCCTTGGACCTTCCTGAGCCGTCGGTGGCGTGGAGGGAGGGGACGTCCACGTTCAGTATTGCTGTCTACCAACGGAAGTTCGCAGAGTTTTGCCTCGCGATGTGCGGGAAGTACTCTTTGGCGAAGCGGCTGGCTCCGGAGCTGATGCTCGCTCCGCCTGACGTCCAGAAGGAGTTCTTGGGGGCGTATCTGAACGGCGATGGCGGTTGTCTTCGAGGGCAGGCATACATCTCGACAGGTAATGAGCAGCTCGCGTACCAGTTGCAGATGATGATGATCCGGTGTGGTATCGCTACCAGCCTCAATGTCATCAATCACAAAGGAACGACCAGCTCTCTGACAGACAAGGATACCGTCGAGTACCAGATTTGGCTTGGTGTGCTTGGAGGATACCGGCTTCAAGATTACTCTTCGCATCCTCTGAGGAAGCCGAAGAAGGTTCTTAGCCAGAGGTGGACGTGGGTCGGTCCTGATGGGACGCCCTATGTGGCAAGTCCCGTTGTAGAGGCGTCGTACGACCCGGAGTGGGTGGGAGAGGTTTACAACTTCTCTGTGGACGACGACGAGAGCTACTGCATTTCAGGTGTGGCGGTTCATAACTCGAGAGTCCCCGACGATGAGTGCTCCATCTGTGGCCACCTGGCTCGGACGCCTGCCCAGTACTGCCGTCATGTTCAACGAGGAGCGGTGGCCCCGTACGGGATGGGGAAGCTCCTTGCAGATGGCCGAAGGTGTGGGGTCTACAACCACCATCCCTTGTTCTTCGATGATTCCTTCGTGTTCATTGGCGCGGAACGGTCCGCGAAGGTGATGGACAACGTCACCCCACTCCTCCGTGGAACGAGAACGTACACCTCTCAGGTCTACATCCCTCCTCGTCGTATGCGTCGCCGCCGTGTTGCTTCGGCAGACTCCAAAGCAGCTTCACTACTCGGACAAGAGACGGGAGATGAGCAGCGGGAGAAGGATGTCGAGCTCGGTCAGGCTCTGGTCCGTGCGGCGAACCCTCCTGCGATGGGAGCGCACACAGGTTCCCTTGGCGACAAGATCTCGAAGCTCCTGTCTGTCATCCCGACCCTGAACGAGAAGCAGGACATGGCCCTGCAGCATGTGACGGAACGCATGCGTAGACAGGAAGCGATTCGTGAAGGATCCATGGAGAAGTCAGAGCTCCAGTTCTGGGAGCAGCGACAACTACATCAGCTCCGCCAGAAGGGAGTCTCGAAGGAAGACGTCTCTCAGATGCAGGCTGTGGTTCAGCGACAGATGCGCTTCGCCTTTGGTGGTCCGCGTCGGGGTGCACTCAAGAAGGCGTCCTTGATGCACGCGAAGTGGGCAGAGCATCTGAAGCGCATCCCTGTGCCTTCCCAGTCCCAGCTCGCACTCGTGGCTGAGCATGCGGCTCGACTTCCCCAGCTCCCGCCGAGTCTCCTCGACTTCATCTCCGAGGACTTGAAGCCTCGTTGCTCTGTTCTGGCAGAGATGGGTGTAGTTCTTCAACCTGAAGAGTTCGCATACGCTGCGGCACCTTCAATGCTTGAAGGCTTGACGACAACCCGTCGAGCCGCGTTTCTCAATACGCCGTTGCCGCCTGCGCCGATCTGCCCATCGTACACTCCGATGCCTCGGCCCGGGATAGCCGGTATTTGCCGCAGAACTCGGCGAAGGATCCTCTCCAAGGATCTTTTGGGCCTGCGCTCGCTGGCCCCGCGGCATGTAGGGCTCCGTCTCGTGATGGCTCGCCCACGACGACAGATCCGCTCGGATGTGTTGCCTCCTGAGGATGTGACCTTGAAGCGGGCATCCTTGCTCTACAATGATTATCGTCTTGGCCTTCTGGCACAGCCTCCGGCATGGAGCTATGGCTTTGATCGTCCGGGGGAGAAAGTCTCGTCAGTAGAAGAGCTCTCATCCCTACTTCTTCGACTTGCACACTGGCCCTCCTTCCCAATAGGATAGGATCCGTCAGAGCCCCTTGAACTTGGGCTCCCCACAGAGTCCTGCCGTCTCCGGAGACCTCATGTCCGCTCTGCTCGCCCAGCTCGCCTCCCAGGGCATCACCGCCGAGGACCTCAACAAGGCCGCCAGCGTTCGCCTCTTCGAGAAGGTGGCTGCGGCCGAGGGCATCGACCTCAACTCCATGACCGAGCAGGCGCAGGACGCCATGTTCGCGCAGTTCGAGAATGACATCCTCCCGGAGATGGTCGGCGACAAGACCGCGTCTGCCCCGACCCAGGGCGGTATGCCCAGCATGGATGACATCGACCCTGCGAAGCTCGCGTCCGCCATCGGCGCGCTGTCCGACGACGACAAGTTCGGCCTCTTCGAGCAGCAGGCCGCCTACGAGGGCCTGGACCTCGAGCAGCTCGACGACACCAAGCTCGCGAGCGCGTACGGCACCTTCATCGAGGACTACCTCCCGCTGGTCGTGGTCAACGATGGCAACCCCATCGACATGAGCAAGGTCGCGGAACAGGAGGAGGCGGCAGCGAAGCTGGCCGAGGCCGACATCCTGGGCCGCCAGATGGCTCGCTCCTTCGCCGAGGAGCTCGGGTGGGACAAGGCGGCCAACAAGGAGCTCACGAGTCGTCTGTCTGCCGCAGCGAACCGTGACGCGTTCATGAACCGCCTCAACCGCCGGACCAGCGGGCCGCAGTCTCCCGCTCCGAACTCGCGGGCCGGTACGGCGCGGCGTATGCAGGGCGGTACCCTGCCGCCGCCTGCCCCCGGAGAGATCACCCCGAGCTGGTCGAAGGGCTTCGACAAGGTTCGGCGCCGGGAGGCGTTGAAGAACCCCACGAAGTCGCTCGGACCTCGGTACCGTGCTGGGCTTCGCAAGGCCATCGACGCGGCGGAGAAGAACCCCCGTACGGCCAAGGCCCTCGCTGCGGGCGCTGGGATCGTCGGTCTCGCTGGGGCAGGTCTCGGCGCGAAGAAGCTGCACGACCGCAAGAAGGCTGCCAGCGCCTTCGACGAGCTCGCGCTGCAGCGTGCTGAGGATCTGCTCAAGGAGGCCCAGGGCCCGACCCTCGACGACGCCCTCGACGCTCGCGCCATCGAGATCCTCGAGGCGAACGGCTACGTCTTCGAGTAGTAGCCGGAGGATCTCGTGAGTGGGATCTCTGTAGAGGCCCTTGACTCGTTCTCTCATCACCTCAAGCAGGGGATGATGGGAACGGTTGTCAAGGGCCTCTCCGGTATGCGCCCCTTGTCGAAGGTCTCCAGACCTGTCACTTCGCGCATTGGCGGGCTATCGAAGGGGAAGGGTGCCGCTACGAGCCCAAACCTTCGGCTCGGGCAAAGCGGAACTTCTGCTAACCCTACGCCGTAGCCGTAGCGTATGATAGGGGAACCATCATGAGCAAGCACACCTCCCTCATCGATCAGGCCCTGGCACGCGCACGCGGTCAGGCCCTTCGCGGCGGCCTTTCCAAGACGGCTGCAGCTCCTGCTGACAACACCGTCGCCGGACTCGTCAAGGAGGCGAACGACGTCGCCTCCGCGATGGAGTTCGTGGCTCTCGATCAGGCCAACGACGGCACGGTCAAGGCCGCGCACCAGGTGGACATGATCCGCCGGTTCCTCAAGACCGGGGCGGGTCAGCCGGCCATGCTTCCGACTGAGGGCGGTGGGACGCAGAACGTCGCTCCGGCCTCCGGCAAGACCACGCTTCTGCCCGAAGGCGGCGGGAACGGTGGGCAGCCCCAGGAGCACGAGGCGGCCGCAGGCGGTCTGTCACGTAGCGCGATGGAGCAGCCGGCTCCGGCGACGGCCCCGACCCACACGGCTCCGGCCTCGGGCGCGGGTGCTTCGAAGAAGGCCAGTCTCTTCGACATGATGACAGCTCGCTTCGACCAGCCGGTGGGTGGACAGCCCAAGACGGCGGCCCATGGCGGTCCCATCGATCTTGAGGCCGAGGATGGCAAGCTGCCTCCGAAGCGCAAGAACGAGAACAGCAACATTGGCCTCCTTGAGAGCAACACCGCCCCGGTGAGTGCGACTCGTCGGCAGGCCAAGGCCCCGACCCGTGCCCGGCTGAAGAAGCTCTTCGCTGGTGCCAGCGACACGACCGGCGACCAGACCGCGAAGGCCATCTTCCCGCAGGCGTACGGTAAGGGCGGCCTCAAGGTCGCATCGTCCGGTGGCCAGACCAAGGAAGGCTCCGCCCGCGACTGGTCAGGGGTTTTCCTCGCTGCGAAGGACGGCAGCCTCGGGGAAGAGGCCCAGGCTTTCGCCAACTACATCGAGCAGATGTGATCTGAGGTCTGACTATTGAGCCTTCTTCACGCCTTGAACTCGCACCCCGGACGACGCATGTCGTCTCGTGGGCGTGCGCTTCAGAGCTTGAAGAAGGTTGGATCTTCAGGGCTTGAAGTGGCCGAGTCGATGGCCTTGGCGATGTTCGAAGGCTATGCTACGTCAAAGAGGGCTGAGGCAGACGACTCTACCCACGAATCCGAAGACGACGCACGTCGCCGGAGGATCGGGGAGCTTCTGAGACGTCGCGCCCCGTCAGGCCTGTCCACAGGCTCTGCAGAGCCCACACCTCCTCGGAGCAACTCATGAACGCACACGCCTCGGCAGTCGCCGCTCGAAGCGCGGTCACGATGCGGAAGCTCGCCTCTGCCCTCGAGCAGAAGGAGGCGGAGTGCGCCCAGCTCCAGGCGAAGGTCGCCGCCTACGAGCGGCGTGACCGGATCCACGATCTCGCCCGGCAGATGGATGAACGGGGTGTGAGCCCCGAGATGTCTTTCGACCAGAAGGTCGCGAGCATCAACCACCACTGCAAGACGGCAGGCGCGTTCGACACCCTCGAGACCGCCATCAAGCTCGCCGGCACAGGCCGTGTCGAGTTGGCCACGGTCGACGACGAGACTCCGGTTCACGGAGCCAACCCCACCACCGATTTCCACAGCTTCCTCGTGAACGGTTAGTACTGCTCTGCAGTCCTTGACCGTCTCCCTCCAGTAGGGCAGGATCACAAGCAGGCCTTCACTCGTCTCCTCGGCAGAGGTTCCCGATGCCCAAGTCCATGAACGTCTCCAACCCCGCGTACTCGCTGTGCTACGTCGAGGACCGGCCGTACACCGACGGAACGGGTGAGAGCTCGCTGAACCCGCTGAACCCGAGCTCCGATCGTCCGCTGGTGATGGGTGAGTGGCTGCAGCCTGCCGACATCTCGAACCGCCCACGCTGGCAGCGTGGCGGCGGCAACGGCGACGGCACCGGCTCTCCCACCGCGGCGGGGACGCTGGAGAACGAGGGTACGATCCCCGCCTTCCCGTACTTCATGGAGAAGGGTCGGTACGACGCGCAGGCCAGTAAGCTGGTCCACTGCATCGTCGGTCCCTCCGGCTACTTCCTCCGCACCCAGCTCATCGACACCTCCAGCCTGTCCGTCGGCGATCAGCTGTCGGTGTGGGACTGGGACGGCCCGACCGGCAAGAAGTACGGCGTCATCCGGCGCGTGCTGGGCCCCATCTCCTCGGGCTACTGCGTCGGCCGCGTGCACCGCATCCACGGCGACAACGACGTGACCGTCCAGGTCGGCGTCCAGTAGAGCAACCTCTACACCTTTTCCACTTCTCGAACCGTCTGGTTCCTGCACCATCTGAGTCCCTTCGAACGAGGAACCCATGAACTGGCTCGACACCGACACCTACAGCAGCAGCGAGATCAACAGCGGTTTCGTCGAGCAGCTGGAGACCCAGGGCACGCACAAGACCGCCGCCGAGGGGCTGAACTTCATCCGTGACCGGATCCGCGAGGCTTCGTTCACGGACCTGGTCATCCCCAACAAGCGGGTGGTCCGCGGTGACCTGGAGCGCAGCGACAAGCACGACACCCTCGTGAAGATCGTCGACATCGAGCCGGGCAGCCGGGCGATGCCGCTGACCTTCCGGGGCCAGCCGAAGTCCGAGTACATCTCGGGCAAGCGCTACGCCATCTCCTTCTACACCATCAGCTCCCTCCGCTTCGAGATCGTCGAGCAGGAGCTCATGGCGTACGAGATGCCGGTCACGCGGCTCATCGAGCGCAACTCCCTCCGCGACATGGTCGAGGTCAAGGACCGCGAGTTCGTCCTCCACATCGAGTCTGCGGTGCAGGCGATGCAGGAAGAGGCCAACGGCGGCGCGGTGGCCTTCACCGCGGCCAACGTCGAGGCCGAGACGGTCCTCGAGGTGAGCAAGGTCAAGGGCGTCTTGGCCATGCAGGAGGACAGCTCCAACTTCACCGTGAAGGCCATCCAGCGGAAGGACATCGTCAAGATCCGCAAGCTGCTGAAGCGGATGATCCAGGACAGCAGCGGCAACGTGGTCCGGGCCGGTCGCCTGCGCCCCGCGTGCATGCTCGCCACCGAGAGCGACATCGACGAGCTGGACTCCTGGACCCACGAGGACATGGGCGACAAGAACCAGTCCGAGACGGCCATCAACGGCTGGGCCTACAACAAGGCCCTCGGCCTGAAGATGATCAAGACGATCAAGAACGACATCCTCCGCGAAGGCAACATCTACGTCTTCACCACGGCGGACTACCTCGGTCGCAACTACACGCTCAACGACGTCAAGTTCTACATCGACAAGCAGGCCAACCGCATCTACTGGCAGGCCTGGATGGACATCGGGATGGGCATCGGGAACATCGCGTCCATCGTGAAGCTCGAGCTCTACTCCGGCTCCGTCACCGACAGCGCGACGACCTCCGGCTACACCGCGGCCATCCCGGTCGACGTCGAGGACATGGGCCAGCGGAATCATAAGGTCGACGAAGGATTGACCTACCCCGCTCTTCAGCTCCATTAGCAGAAGGCAGGTTCTACGCCTATTATGGGGTAGGGCTCGCCGGGTTAGCACCGAGAAGGTTCGCTGCAAAGCGAGCCTTCCGTGTTTGTGGTGTTATGGATAGGTCATGCCCTACGCAGACCCTGATACCGCACGCAAGAAGGCCCGAGAGTACACGAAGAGGCATCGGGCCAAGAAGAAGGCCGTCCCTGGCGCGTGCTCTACAGGTTGCGGTAAGCCTGCCGAGTCCGGCTTCAAGCGGTGTTCCGCCTGTCGAGAGTACATGCGGAACTACAAGAAGGGTGTCCGGAAAGGGCGGCCTACGAAGAGGAACTGTCGCGTTTGTGGGGAGCCTACGGGGAGTACGCGTACGAAGTGCGATTCCTGTCGGGTTCCTCAAGGGAAGAACCACCCGAACTACGAACAACGTCGTGCTCGAGAGAGGGAGCGGCGTGCTATTGCTTGGACGACCGTTCTTGAGCACTACGGCCCGGAATGTGTCTGTTGTGGGGAAACAGGGCGAGGCTTCCTCACGCTCGACCACATCGACGGGGAACGGCATGGTGCCGGAAAAGCAAACGGGCATCAGCTCCATGGGTGGCTCATACGCAACGACTTCCCGCCCGGCTTCCGCATCCTCTGCTACAACTGCAACAGCTCCCTCGGCTTTCGAGGCTACTGCCCTCATGGATCTCTCACGCAGGTCAAGAGGGTCGGTCGACCCTCGCAGGGGAAGATGTCACCGGAAGCGTTGAAGGCTGTGCGTAGACGCCGTGCCGTACACAAGATGGCAGCCTTCGAAGCCTACGGCGGTGCCCGGTGTGCCTGCTGCGGGGAGGAGCAGATAGAGTTCCTCACCCTCGATCATACGAATGATGACGGAGCAGCGCAGCGTAAGGCTCTCACTGGGAAGAACTTAGGAGGTACCGCAGCCTTCTATGCCTGGCTCAAGAAGAACGATTACCCCCAGGACCTGGGCCTTGCCGTAGCTTGTATGAACTGTAATGCTGGCCGCGATCGGGCAGGAGGCGTCTGCCCTCACCAGCGCCCGACTCCTTCGGCTTGATGGGATATAGTGGACAGCATGGCGTACGTTCTCATCAATGCCGCTCGCGACCGGACTCTGGAGAAGCGCAGGAAGCGTCATCCGGGTCGGTTGTGTCGGCGGCCCTTGATCGACGGAGAGAAGCTCGTCGGCAATCGCAGGTACACGAAGCAGGAGATCTCTCCGCGATGTGCGCTGGAGATCGACCGACACGTGCGCTGGGGCAACGTCCGCTTCCGTCAGGCCTTCGGCATGTGCAACGACGTCGACATCCGCAAGCTCTTCCCGGAGGCGTTTACCGTCCCCGAGCCCGGTCCTTCCCTCGGTGAGGCAGTGCTCAAGACGGTGAAGGAGCAGTTGGTCTCTGAGCCCGCCCCGGTAGTGTCAGTCACCCGGTGCGATCCCGAGGACAACCTGCCCCTCGACACAGGTGCCCTGGAAGATGGGGTCACAATCCTTGGGCCTGATGATGAGGATGGCTTGAAAGAGGCTGCATCCTTGTTCGAGCCTGAGATGGAGGAAGAGCCTTCCGATCCTGTGGAGGAAGAGTTCCTCATGTCTCTCCGCAACGAGGATCTTCGAGGCGTGTTGTCCATCCTCGGCGGCAAGGGCAAGGGGAAGAGCAAGGCCACCCTCGTCTCTGACATTCGAACGGCCTATGCTTCGTCTGAGCTCGATCCTGTGCAACGGCGCCGGGCCGAGGAACGCCTGGTCGAACTGGAGAACTGATGATTCAGGTCCACAACATCTCCGACCGCTCCAACACGGACTGCCGTCCTGCGGCCATCCTCATCGGCGGTCGGAAGCTCCGGCCTGGCAAGTCGGCACAGGTCGACCGCTCGGCCATCAAGCAGAAGCATCTGCGGCTTCATGGTACGCAGCTCTGGTTCGGAGCACTGCCGTCGTACTTCAAGGCCACTTCGCAGCGAGCTCTCAAGGCCATCGCTCGCAACACGGCGCAGCTCGCCGAGCCGGTGGATGTGTCCACCCTCGAAGGCCTCCGCGAGCATCTCAATGGCCTGAAGCTCTCTGAGCTCTCCCAGATGGGTCAGGAGATGGGCATCGGCATCGGCCGTCAGCTCTCGAAGCCGGCCCTCATCGCACGAATCTCCCGCCTCGTCATCAAGAAGCAGAAGGAGGCTGCGGCACGTGCTGCTGCTGAAGCCGCTGCGTCGGAGGCTCCCGAGGCCGCTCCCGCTTCCGAGTAGGTGACGTATGTCCATCGCAGACGACAGCATCTGGTCTGCCACTCCGATTCCTTCGGCCACAGCCAGGATGAACGAGATGGTGGCCTACGTGCGGATGTACCTTCGGGACTTCGTACAGCTGAATCGTCTCATTCAAGGCTATGAGAGTTCGCCTCGCCAGATCGCATGGGCTCTCATCGATGCCCTTGACGACTGGAACTCTACGCCGCCCTTCCTGGGCACGACCACGATCATGAACTTCCCTTCCCGACATCTCCTGTGTCGGGGTGCGACCATTACGTTGTTGGAGGGGATCGCTCTCCTTCAAATGCGGAACCAGCTCTCATTCTCCGACAACGGAGTGACTGTGTCGGTGTCGGATAAGGCTCCGATGATCATGCAGTGGCTCTCGATGGCGAAGGCGAGCTATGAACAGAAGAAGGCCGCCTTCAAGTCGTCGCAGAACATCGAGATGGCGATGGACGGAGGCGGAGCGTTCTCGGAGTACTTCACGATCTCCGGCCTGTACCTGACCGAGCTCTGAGGTTTCGATGGACTGGCAAGCCCCAACCACCTTCGAGCGTCAGGCTGCGGCTGCAGAGCTGTGGATGGAGCTCACAGGCCGTAGCAAGCTCGCCAACACTCTTGTCGCCGATGAGGCGATGGAGAAGTGGGCCAACGTCATGCGAGTTGGCCAAGAGTTGGCGGAAGGTGGTGTCAAGGCATTGACAGGAAGTGCCAAGAAGGTACCTGCGATCCGTTCGATGCCTGCTGCGAATCGCTCACCTGTAGGGCCGTCTGGGAAGCCGCGACGACCTCCTGGGCGTCGAGGCCGTGGAGCGAGGGCCACTGTGCCGGCGCATCCAGCGGTACCACCACAGCCAGGGATCAGGGGTGCTCCGCCGCCGAAGGGTCCTGTCGGACAAACGCCTTTGCAGCAGGCCGCTGGTGGTAGTGCGCGGTCTGCTCCCACACTTCGGCCTGCCCCAGCGGCTCCTGCTCCTGCTCCGGCCCCAAGAGAGGCACCAGCCCTGACTCCCCACACGATCTCAACCCATCGCAATGTAGACCGAGTCGCAGCACGAGTGAGGGCACGAGTCGCGGCGAAGCAGCCGGCTGCCGCTCCCAAGCCGCAACGACGTACGTTGCATGATGTCAAGAAGCAGGGTCCGTCGCAGAATGCTGTAGCTCGTGCAAAGGCGGAGGGCGCTTCGGCAGAGAGGAGTCGGGCTGCCACGGCTCGGATGAGGGCTGCCAATCGAGCTTCTGACGGAAGGGCCGCAGCACCTACGGGGCCGGCACCTCCGACTCGAGGAGAGGTAGCCCTGGCTCAGCGTCTTCGGCAGATGCGAGAGGCTCAGCCGACTCCGGGAGAGGTTCGTCTTTATCAGGCCTTGAAGGCTCGGCAGGCTACTCCTCCTCCGGCCCCGGCGCAGCCCGTCGCATGGGCAGGTAAAGGTAAGGGCCCTCCTGGTACGGATGTGGTAGCTCCGGCTCAGTCCATGGCACGACCGGCCACGGCCACTCCTGCGGGAGCTCCCCCTCCCGCAGCGAAGCCTGCGGCTCCCGCGACAGTCCAAGAGACGGTCAAGCAGAGGCCTGCCACTCCGGCACAGACCACTCCTGCAGAGGGTGCTACGCCTACTGGCGAAGCTGCTCCGTCAATGGGAGACCGTGCCAACCAGGCAGATTCCTGGCTGGGACGTCGTGTGGATGATCTCGTAGGAGACAATCGCGGACTGGATAAGCTCCGCGGAGACCTCGCGGCTGCGAAGACTCCCAAAGCGAAGGCCGAGATTCAGCAGCAGATCGAGGCGGCGAACCGTGCACGCGGCCTGACTCGTGGCGTAGCCGGCACGGCGGCCGTAGGCGGAGTCGGCTCCTTCCTTCTCTCGGACAAGCAGGGGTCGGCCAAGCTCAAGGGAGGCCTGACAGGTGCGGCCCTCCTCGGAACCGGCATGGGCCTCTCGTCCTACCGCAACTTCCGTCCAGGCCGTACCGGGAGGTCTCGGGCGCAGCTTGAGCGGGAGCATCAGCTCGCACAGATCGATGAGTTCATGAGTGATCCGTCGACCCAGAGCCTTCCTGCCGTGCATCAGATGCGGGAGAAGTACCATCGGCTCATGGCCGACATGGAACGCGAAGGGGCCAAGTCCCCGGCCTCGATGGCCGCCGCCCGCTCTGTGCCCGGCCTCCTGACAGGGGCATACCTCGGTGCGAAGTTCGGCCCGAAGCTCTTGAAGTGACCCCATGATCACCCTTCGCAACGTGAGGGTGACCGGCTTCAGCAGGTCGTACTACGACGTGTACTGGGAGGTCGCCCCAACGACCTCCGACCTGCAAGAGTACGAGTTCTACGTCGAACGGTCTGAGGCAGAGGCCGGACCTTTCCAGGAGATTGCCGGACCGCTCATCGACCGGTTCCATCTCCGGGACAACGACGTTCCACTCATCTCCAGCATGCGGACGCTCTTCTACCGCATCAAGGTCCGGCACCCTATGTCGGGCAAGGTGGAGTACTCCGAGACCGTAGATAGGTGGGGCCAGGCACCGCTCATCGCGCAGGAGATCATCCGCCTCGAGACTCTCCTCTTCCAGGAGTTCAATGGCCGTACCTGTTGGACATTTCCCAGGCGAACCTTTGGGCAGCGATGCCCTCAGTGCTGGGATCACGTCATGCAGAAGTGTCGTGATGACCAGTGTCCTACATGCTTCAAGACAGGGTTCTCCGGCGGGTACCACTACCCGGTACAGTTCTTTGGACAGATCGATGAGGCAGAGCTCCAATCAGAGATCACGCTCCATGATCACCATGCGCAGAAGCACTTCCGTCTTCGGTGTCCAGCTTCTCCGGAACTGAAGCCCGATGACCTTCTTATCGACTACAAGAACCGACGTATGAAGGCTGTCAAGATCGGAGGCACCTCTCATCTTGGGGTCCGTGTACGGCAGGAAATCACCCTTGTGCTTCTACAGCCAGGCAGTATCGAGGATGCAGTGCCTTTGAAGGTCGATGCGGAGACGCTACAGACTGTAGGGTGGCGGAACTACATCAATCCCCACAACGTGGAAGCAATCACGCAAGGACCGTTCGACGACGGTATGGATTTCCTCCTCGGAAGGTTCGGACACCGATGACCCAGCGACAGGAAACCAGAGACCTCAGTACGGTTCCGTGGAAGACTCTGGCCGGGAACATCCTGGGTGTGACCGGTGCTCACGCTCTTGGGTACGCATCGGCAGGAGCCCTCGCCAATGTCTATGCCCGCTCCCGCTTCGGCCGTAAGTTCAGGCAGCTCCCGCCTGCCCGTCAGCAGCGAATCATGCAGTCCTTCGTCAGCCTGGCAGGCACCGGAGCGACGATGGCAGGAACCCTTGCCTCGTATGCGGGGAAGATGCGGACTGCCGAAGAGCAGGCACGTCTTCAAGAGCTGAAGCGTCTTCAAGGCTTGAAGGAGCAGGGAAGCCCGAAGGTGGCGAGTGTCGCGGAGGCGTACATCTATGCGCTGAAGCGCTTGTAGGAGGCGTCCATGAGTGAGGTGAAGGTACGCCGCCGTCAGATCTCCGTTGAGCGGGAAGACAACCCGATCATCTATGCCCAGCGGCTCTACGTTCAGTTCCTGCAAGGGCTTTTCAACTTCAACGCTACAGGCTGCCTTCATTGGGAGCCGGATCTCGACGCTACGGAGATCGTCATCAGGGCTGAAGCTCCTCTTGACATGAAGGTCGTAGGGAAGCGTCCGGCCATCACTGTCGTGATGGGCCCTTACCAGTTCGCGAACCTGGGCATCGACAACATGATGTACCTGCAGCCGCTCACAGAGCGACAGGTACGGTCAGACCTCATCAATGGTCATCTGGTCGTGTACTGCCTGGCCGAGAACGATCAGGTCGCGCAGTGGATTGCTCACATGGTGATCCACGGAACACGGGTCAACCAGCGGCTCCTGGAAGGTCGTGGCGGCTTCCACCAGATTGCACGCCCCGCGCCTTCGGCAAACTCACCAAGCCCTCCAGGAGCGCTGGTACCCGGTGACCATCATGGACTGGTCATGGTCCAGGTGAACATCCCTTACAGCTTCCAATGGACATGGTCCACCGAGCCGAAATCTCCCTCCTCGGCTATGGACTTGGAGATGGTCACCAAGGAACGTCGTGCATCGGACTATGACTATCCTTCTCCGCAGACCTTGAAGAGGGTACACTTGTCCATGTCGACTACCGACGTTCTGGTGCGCCGAGTGGGCACTACGGTGACTTCTACAGTCGCTGAGGGTGTGGAGGGGCTTCAAGCCGTGATAGCTTCAAAGAGCACGAGCGAATAGGAGTCCAGTATGGCTTCGGAGAACAGGCCAGGCGTCGAGGTCGAGCAGAAGATCGCGTCGACTTCCACCGTAGTCGCGGCTCCCGATCTGGTGCCGCTGGTGGTTGGCGTTTGCCATCAGATCATCGAGGCCCTGGACAGCGACGGTGCTCTGAACTCCGACGCGAAGTACTCTGCCGAGCAGTACAACCAGGCGTCTCTCGCGATCCCGCAGGCAGACCTGCCGGACCCACGCGACAACATCGACGAGCTTGAAGTCGATGAGGGCGAGGTCAACGGGTACCTCTACTTCGGCGGTACTCTGACGAAGCTCGATCGCGGGAGCAACGGCACAACGGGCTCTGCATTCCTCAAGCTCGCCAATCTCTCGACGCGTGCGGCCATCCGAAGTACGCTCGACATCTCGGCCGGGCTCACCTTCTCCTCTACGGGTGATGCCTTCAACTTCTACCTCGACGTGGTGAACACGAGTTCGTCCACCGCAGTGCCTGTCGAGGTGGAGCTCTCAGGCTCGATGACCGCGGACGCGATCGTGGACGCGATCAACACCGCTGCCGGTGCCGACGTCGCAGAGCTCATCGACGATACCTACCTCCAGATCTCCTCGCAGACCTACGGGGCAGTGTCCTCGGTCACCCTCCAGGCCAACAACGCTGGAACTCTCATCCTCTTCCAGACGGCAACCTTCACCAACACGGTGGAGTACCGTGTCGAGGGCTCAGGCTTCGTCGGCCAGGACGACGAGGACGGGGACACCTACACTCCTTGGATCGAGTTCTTCCGCGGCGGCTACTTCGAGGACGGTGCCGACACGACCTTCCCGGTCACAGGAACTACGACGCCCAGCACCACTGATGAGGTGTGGGGTGGTCTCATCGACCAGGATGACACGTTCTCCCCGGCCAAGGCAGCTGCCTTGGTCTACACCGGAACGAGTGCGGATGTGCCGCTGCAGGCCGCCACGACTTCTGTGCCGGGCGACCAGCTCTGGGCCAGTGGTGTCCAGGTCGGTGATGGAGAGATCATCAAGGTCGAGCAGTCCCGCTTCAAGATCGGGAAGCTCTCCACGACCAACTCCACCTTCGATGATGATGGTGTGCCGACGGTGCGTGTCTACGACACCATCGAGGTGGCGACCTTGCTACACGGTACTCCGTGGGCTCCGAAGTACGCCTACTTCGTAGCGGATGGTCTGGTCTTCGGAGAGATCACTCCCGAAGGTGAGGCCGCATCGGTCACAGGCTCGGAGACGGGTCTGGACGAGCGGAGCGCTTATGTGGTGTCGGGTTCCGACATCTCCTTCCCCCTTTCTGCCGGAGGCCTCACGCTCGAGTTTGCCGTGACGGAGGATGGAGAGGCTGGCGATACCGTCACCTACACGTTCACCTCTACGTTCACTGACATCGGGGAGCTGGTTTCAGAGCTGGGCGATGCGGACGAGTTCGACCAGTTCACGGTGTCGGCTCACGGCGACTTCCGCCTGGTTCTTCAGACCACGAAGACCGGTGCCGATCAGGCCATCTCCATCAAGAGCACAGGTTCTGCCAACGGTGTCCTGGGCTTCTCGACAACGGCTGCAACGGAAGATGATGGCACGGATGTCGAGTTCGCCACACAGGCGACGGTGACGGGTGCTCGCATCTCCCTTCCGCTCGAGAGCGAGGGCAGCTCGGCTCTGGACATGGTGGTCACGGACTCGAAGGGGACTCATACCCTGAGCGCGACGGGCGTGGACCTCACCGCAGGTACGCTCGGAGCCCTCATCGCATCCATCTCGGGTGCCTTGGGCGGAGACGGTACGAGCACCGTTACCGACAACGGCATCCCAGTAGGCACGCTGTCTACTTCCGGAGATGGCGATGCGTCGGGGACCATCACCTTCACCACCACCGAGGGTGGTGCCAACGTGAGCGTCGAGATTCAGGCCATCGACGGCGATGATGGCTTCCGCCACTGCGGCTTCTTCGATGATGGCGGTGGCGAGTGGGCCCAGGTGGATGGCTCGGCCCAGGTCTTCCCTCTCGACCTCACAGGGGGCGGGGGCGGGACCGCTCTGGACTTCGAGTATCACTACGACATCGGAGGTGCGGGAAGCACGTCTCTGGGTGGGACTGTCAACTTCACGGCCGTGGATGTCGACGATCTGGCGGAGAAGCTCAACGCAGAGGCGGCCATCACCGACTACTCCGGTGAGCGGGTTGTGTGGTTCGTGGCCAACGCGGATGACTCCATCTCGATCCGTACGGTTGAAGGCGGGACCAACATCCGCATCGAGATCAATACCGGTACTCCGGTTGGTCTCACGAACGGTGCCACGGACGATGGTACGGCGGCTGACAACGCGGACGCGGACGGCGCGGACGGCATCAAGGGAACGACTCTCGGGTTCACCCTCGATGACAATCCCTACGTCTACGAGATCATCTTCTCCAGCAACTCGCTGGCCGATGCCATCGACGACATCAACGAGCTGGTGGACGGCTCCGGCGATGTGGCCTCCGAGACCTCCAGCGCACTCACTCTGACCTCCCTGCTCGAGGGTGCGGCTTCGGCCATCACCATCGAAGAGGTCGATGGAAGCGACACGCTCGGTCTCGAAGATGCTTCGGACACCGGTGCTGGACGTCCGAACCCGGACTTCTACCAGGACGACTCGGGTGTGGCGTACTTCGGCCCGAACATCCTGCGAAGCACGAGTACAGGGATCCCGTACTCCCTGGAGTCTGCTCTCGCCGACATCTACATCGCGTACGAGGCTCTCCGTCTGGATGTGACTCCGTCGGCGAGCTCCCCGGCTGCTCTCGAGTTCGACAACACCTCGGACATCGAAGCCGCCATCGGTCCCATCTCGATCAAGAACCCCCTCGCACTGGGCATGTTCTTGGCGAAGGCCAACACTCCCTCCAACTCGGTCACTGGTTTCGGTGTCGACGAGGCGACGGCTGCGGCTCCGATGGGTACCCTTGATGGTTGGGCACGGGCTCTGGAGTTCGCGGAGAGTCGCGAGGTCTTCTGTCTGGCTTCGCTCACGGATGACTCGTACATCCAGAGCTTGATCGGTACACACATCGGTTCGATGTCGAAGGCGACGAACCGTGGTGAGCGGATCGCGTTCATCTGGTCGGGGATTCCGACCCGCGACGTGGACACCGTGGTAGCGTCTGGCACCGATGGCGAGACCAACGGCACTGACGACAGCTTCAACCTGGATGTGAACCCGGCCTCGGATCTCATCGCCAACGGCCTGGACCCGACGGACCTGTCCTACGACGATCAGGTCTTCCTTCAGATCGTGGTGACCGATGCAGGCGCGTCGGAGCTTCGCCGGTACAGCGTCTCCATCGCCAACGGCGTGGTCCTGACCCTGCGGACTTCCTTCGATGACGACGAGAACGAGGACGGCTTCTTCACGACGGCCACCCTCGACGAGTCTCTCGAGAACGTGGATTGGACTCTCTACATCCGCGGTGAAGAGCTCCTGATCGCCGGGAGCTCGGTGAAGGACCTCAACGCCATCGCCCAGGCCGTCGGAGATGCCGCAGAGCCCTACGGCTCTCGCCGCATCTACTACATCGCCTGCGATGATGTCGAGACCAGCATCGACGGTACGACCTTCAAGATCCCTGGCTACTACCTGTCCGCCGCGTATGCGGGCATGGCTGCAGAGCAGCTTCCGCAGCAGCCCTTCACGCACATGCCTCTGGCCGGCATCGGTCGGGTGTATGGCACCGATGACACCTTCTCTGAGGATCAGATGGACACCATGGCCGATGGCGGCCGGTGGGTCATGGTGAACCTCGGGGGTGTGGCGGTGTCTCGGCATCAGCGGTCTACGGACAACACCTCCGTAGAGACGATGGAGTTCTCCATCACCCGTGCCCTCGACTGGCTCTCCAAGGGCCTGCGGAAGACCAACCGGGTGTTCATCGGTCGGTCGGTCATCACTCCTGGTTTCCTGGACCAGCTCACGATGTCCAACGAGGGCTTCCTCGACTATGCGGAGCAGTTGGGCGCGGTTCAGAAGGCCGATCTCACCGAGCTGCTGCAGTCTGAGGAGCGGCCGGATACGGTCTTGGCAGAGGTCGAGACCCAGCCTTCGTACCCCTGCAACAAGATCTCGATTACCGTCGTCTCCTGACGCTCCTGAGGAGTACTCATGTCCAACTACGCCAAGGCCCTCCAGAACGTCACGGGGTTCGTGCGCCGGTGGAAGAACAACCTCGCCACCCGCATCAACCGACGTCAGGACGACCTCATCAACTCGCTGGGTGAGGCCCTGAAGCTACTGGAGGCCCGCTCCGACAGCAACTACCCAGCGGTCACGTCCATCGATCTCAACCTGGACGATCTCTCGCTGGGTGGGACGGCGACGACGGGTCTCGTCATCACCGGTACCAACTTCGTCGGCGACGCGGACACAGCCTCAGGCTCCACCTCGGACTCTGCCGGTCAGCTTGACTTCGTGGCGAACTACCCGGGCGAGCAGACCATCACGGTCACCATCGACCTCTCGGACAATGGCGTGAGTGCCGATGTCGATGCCGGCACCGTCACGATCTCAATCGCAGGGACTGAGGATGCGGATGCGGTCATCGCTGAGATCGCCGCGCATGCCATGGCCAAGTACATGATCACGGCGACGTCTCCGGACGGTGCGGCCCTCATCGACACGGCCGAGACGGTCTCGGTGACCAACACCACTGGTGTGGCTGACCCGGGTACGACCCCGGTCATGTACATCGGTTCTCAGAGCTTCTCCGGCTCCACTGCGGGCTTCGGTGTCACCTCTTGGTCGGACACGCAGATCGTCTTCGACATGGACCAGACGGCTCTGGGCACGGATGCGTGTCACCACCTTCGCCTGTGGATCGACGACGTCCTGATCCTCGAGCACCTGGTCCAGTTCTCCGCCTGATGCAGGAGGCTACTGCTCCCGCCCCATCCCTCTGACCTGAGGACCTCCAGATGAGTACTCTGTCTACCTGGAGCCCGTACACCAGCCACGTCCAGGGAGGCATGGTCGACGGCCGCTACATGAACGCGGCCTACACCCTGCTCGCTGCTGGTCCTCCGCGTCTGGCGAACGTCGGTGGTCCTTCGTTCCTGGCGGCCGCTCTGGCCGCGGGATCCTCCGCGTCGGACCAGATCGCGTACCCGTTGGGGGTCTTGCAGAACATCGCTCTCGGCCAGAGCATGAACCTCTCCCGCGTGTGGGAGATCGGTTCAGAGCGGAGCTACTGGATTCCGGGCCGTGTCATGGGACAGCTCTCGCTGTCTCGCATCATGTACCACGGACCCAGCCTACTCCGTGTCCTGTGGGCGTACTACCAGGACCTGGTCCCACCGACCGTCGTCGCTTCGGTGTTCCCAAACCTGGGTGCAGCGACCGTCGCGAACCCGCACGATGTCATCATCCCGCCGGGCTACGAGAACGTCTTCCTCAACCTGGCCTCGGACCTGTTCAAGCAGCCGGTCGGTCTGATGATGATGCTCAAGGACAACAACAAGGACACCCTCGGAGCCAACTACTTCGAGGCGGCCATGGTGCCGAACCACAACCTCGCGACGGACGCGATGGGTGCGGTCCTTCAGGAATCCGTCGGTGTCCAGTTCGAGCGGATGATCCCTGTCGCTACCAAGGTCGTGGGCCTGGTCTCCGGGCTCTGATCGGTAGGCTGAGTCTTCTCGGGATAGGGAGGAGGTATGACCTCTCTGCCTGAGTTCCAGAGCTTCGCAGAGCACGTGAAGCAGGGCATCTTCCCGTCCGTTGCTACGCCTATGGCTCCCCAAGCCATCAAGACCCTGCGGAAGGTTCACAACCCTCTGACGCAGGCTCAGGGCCGTGCAACACAGGGTCAGGTAGCCACTGGCCTGCGTACTTCTGCAGACCAAGGGTTCGCTCGTAGAAGCATGCAGGGAACTGCACAGGCCAATGTGCGTGGCTCAGTAGCGAGTCCCACAGGAAGAGGCGGGACTTCCGCATTCGTCGCCCGCCCTTCGGCCAAGCCCATCGCCCCGCAACAGCCGAAGATCCCTGCGCCGAAGACTGCCTCGGCAGACCCTGAACTTCTCGAGGAGCTATTGAAGGTGGCGAGGATGTCGGAGCGGGACCGTCGGCATCGATACTACATGCAGAACCGTCAGCGGATCCTGCAGCAGAACCGCCAGTACCGTCAGAAGAACAAGGCATCCATCTCTCGGAAGCAGAAGAGGTACCGCAAACAGGTGACCTCTGGCATGCGGAAGCAGAAGCGGCGCATCAACACTGGAGGCCACAGCTACCAGTACGGAGGTTGGAAGTGATCCCCTTCAACGCCTCCTTTGTGCACGAGCTCTCGAAGCTCGCCTCCTCGGACCCAGGCAAAGGGTGGGAGTTCTACGGTGATGGTCGTGAGCTCATCGCCTACCAGAAGGGGAAGGCGGTCGAGGACATCGACATGACGGCCGTACGCGAAAGTGGAGGTCGCGTTCGGGTCATCATCCCGACCTCGGGCGGAGAGACACGTCTGGAGCCTCGGAAGAAACTCTTGGGGATCTTCAAGCGTTCCCCCAAGCGGGTACACGTCCCCTACGACAACTTCCGCCAGTTCGATGTCACCCCCGGTATGGATCCGGCACTGAAGTCGGAGATGTTCAAGCTCTTGTGGAAGCGACCACGTGCGGCAGGGGTATGGGCTCCGGAAGGCTCCATGGATGCCTTCGCAGAGCAAGAGCTAAAGAAGAGAGGCACTGCACTGCCTTCTTCCGTGGCCCCTGGCCTCATGAAGAACGTACGCGGAGTGAAGGTCAAAGGCCTCCCGTCCCTCCGAGGTCCTGGCCTCCCGAAGGTGGCTCCGGCTGAAGGAACCAATCCCTTCAAGGCCAACCGACTCAAGATGAGTCAGTAGGCTTCTCGCCGAAGGCCTCCTTCAAGTCTTGAAGCCGCAGCTTCGTCGTCCGCTCCGCGCTCTCTTGCAGTACGACCTCTCTCCTCTCCATACTGAGAGGTTCTCCACTCTCCACGTCGTAGACCGCCTCATCCTTGATGGCCAAGTCTACGAGCATGTGGAGCACGTCCTGGTCCGAGATCTTCCTACCTCTGGAGGATAGCCGTCGTGCCGTCCTCCGGAGGTAGCGTGCGTGACGGTCCAGGAGCTTCAGTTGATGGGCCCCTGGGAGACGGCCTGCATCTGCCGCCGCCGCCGCATCGCCTGGTTCACCATCTCGATCTTGGACTGCTCCACCATCTCCTTCAGTGCGGCTGAGGCGGCCTGGAGGTTGAGGCCAGAGTGCTGCGAGAGGGTAGTGACAAAGGCACTAAGGCCTTGCCCGATCATCTCCACACAGATCCGCGCCCGAGAGAGACCTTTCGGCTCCTCTGTAGTGACGAGGTTGACGGCGAAGCTCAAGGCATCGCCCTCTTCCATGATGTAGATGAGGGTGTAGGTCTCCAGCCCATACCGCTCGCGGAGCTCCTGCCATTCCGCGTTGAATGCGGCCTGATCTGTAGGTTTCATGTGCGTCTCTTGTTCAGATGACCCTCGGCCAGGATCCGTACCGCATTGGGTAGTGCGACTACGAGCTCATCCAGTGTGCCGAGGATTGAGTAGTTGAGTTGATGGAAGGCCCTGTCGAATAGCTCTCGGGCCGTCTCTGGTTCCATGCTTCGCTGCCGGATGGCCAGTACCGCCAGAGGGATCTTGTCCTTCTGGACCCCGAGGATCTCTTCCTGTAGATCCTGGAGAGCGTCTCCTGTACTGTTCCGAACCCGGCAAGAGGTCGGCAGACCATCCGTCATCAAGATGATGGCCCTACGGCTGGGAGCCTCCTTGCCCCACGCATGCGCGACCTCCAGGGCCTGTACCATGGACGTACCGCCATGGGTGAGCCCCGAAGCTCCTACGGGAGAGCCCAGCTCCTCGAAGGCGAAGATGCAGTCCGAGAAGGCCCACATTGTGGCCTTGCTCTTGATGGCCCGGACAGCGTAGACCGCATCGGCCAGTGCCTGCTCCACGAGCTGAAGCTCGTAGCCGATCATGCTTCCGCTCACGTCGAAGAGGAACAGAAGCTCGAACTGCGCCACACGGAGCTCCTCTTCGTAGAATGGTCGACCCAGGTCTCCTGCACCGATCGCATCCAGTAGGGCTCCGGCATCAAGGTCCCCTTCGAAGGACATCCTCGATTTCTTCTTCATTCGGAGCTGGGACAGGTGCCTGCGACATGCCTCTCCTGCGGCAGTGGTCTCCGGCAACGGCTTCACAGGCTGGACGAAGACCGTAGGGATCCCGCTGAGCTGTGCAGAGCCCATGAGCAGGTTCTTCTGCTCTTGTTCTGGCGCATCCTTGTTGAGAAGTGCAGCCTGCTGAGCCTGTTCGATCCGCTGGGCCATCGCTTTGCGACCTGCCTCGAGGATCTGCTCAAAAGGTGATGGTCCTCCGGCCTCCGGCTTATCCTTGGAAGCCTTCATCACCTTCTTCACACTCCCCAGGCCGTGCTTCGACTTCGGCCGTTGCCCTTCAGGAAGTGTGACATCCTTCTTCCCGATGGGCGACTGAGGAGCTGAGTCCTTGTGTGGACCTCTACGAGGGACGGCATCGCACAAGGATTGCATCTTTTTCTTGGCTTCCTCCTCCCGTTTCTTCTTCGCCTGTTGTCGTTTCTGCTTTGCACCTTGAGGCTTCCTTCCGGAAGAGGGAGGCTTCGGAGGCGGAGGCATGAACTTTATGAGCTCATCAGCGATGTCGTCGATGAGCTGGCCAGTGATTGCCAGGCCAGCCACAGCATCCACCAGCTCTATGAGTCCAAGAGCCGTCTGCAGGGGCTGTACACATGCCTGGAAGTTGGCCGGAGCTTCAGGGACAGGGACACCGTTGGCCTCACTGCAAAGGAAGTCGAGGATGTTGGCGACCTTCGCCCTGGGATTCGCCTCGTACTTGCAGATGTCGTGACTCAGCTGCATCAGAAGGTCGGCACCTCCAGGGTAGAGCTCACCCCATAGACTGCACACCCTGTGGTCTTCGAGCATGTTCCACAGGTCAAAGCAGATCTTCTTGAGATGCGTCTCGAAGGGGTTGACTGTACCAGGCTTCACCCCTGCCCGGTTCATGAGGCGACTCACGAACGTGTCGATGAACACGTTCGTCAGATGTACATCCGTCTCGAAGAGCCAGTGCGAGAGCTCGTGCTCCGTGATGACGTATGACTCTTCCGAGTCCTCGTTGACCCAAATGGCCGTCGTGCAGTCGGTGTAGCCACCCTGCTCTGTGTTCTTCAGCTCTATGACCTTGCCGAGCATACCCTCGAAGGCCTTTACCAGAGCCTTCATACGGGCCAGGCGGTACTCCTTGGGACCCCCCATGGGTCCCAAATCCAGCGGCGGCCTGGTCACAGGAGCTTCACCTTGGTGAGGTCGATGGCCGGGCGGAATCCGCTCCGCACGCGTGCTCGGAAGTCGGCCACGTAGCGGCCATCGAACTTCCCTTCCAGCAGCTTCAGAGCCTGTGCACGGTCTCCCAGACGACAGAAGGAGTCCGCACACTGGATCAGGTCCCGAGTGCTCAGGGCGTAGCCGTACTTCCCGCCCCGTGTCTCCTTCGAGAGGGCCTGCAGACCCCGAACGAACTGCTTCGACTCCGCCGACTGGTCAGGCATGTGATCGAGGAGGATGGCCCGCTCGTCTGCCTCCGGCATGAAGTCCATCTGCACGAACTGGAACCGGCTCCGGAAGTCCTCGTTCAAGCTGTACGTTCCGCCGTAGTCAGGGTTCATCGTTCCCACGACCCACAGGCTACATGCGAAGGCGATTACCACACCCTCACGCACAGTGTCTCCCTCCTGCAAACCCTTCGAGAGGTTGCGAGTCGGGACCTCACGGACCCACACCTCATTGCCGATGCCGATGGCCACCTCCGTGGTGTACTCGTCCGATGGTTCCAGGCTGACGATCTCACCGTTGCCAGGGCACAGCACCTCGCCGTTGAGTCGATACACGCGGCCGATGTGGTGGATGTCCACCTCTTGGCGGAAGTCCGCCAGAGAGTTCAGGACCTTCTGTGCCTCCTCATCCAGTGCGTTGATCTCCTCCAGCACCAGTACACACGCACCCGCCTCGTTCGCCACGTCGATGGCCTGAGAGAGGACTCCCAGCACGAAGTATGACTCCTCGAGGCTCTTGAACACGAAGCCGCCCGTCAGGTGGCGGTCGGACGTCTTCCCAGTGCAGCTCTTCCGCAGGAACGGCAGACCCCGGCCGAAGGCCCACTGCTCCACGCCCATTGTCTTCCCCGCTCCTTTGGGCCCTTTCAGGATGAGCGGATGCCCGAACGACAGCTTCTCCAGAAGCTGAATCGTCCCGACGTCCCGGTACTCCGGGAACTCCCTCGCCTTGAGCTTGGACGTCTCCGTACGCCGGATATCCGTCCCGCCCAGTGTAGTTTTCTTCATGGGTAACTCCATAGCTAACCATGCTTCTTGTGCCGCATCTGCACAGGGGTTTGCGTTTGTACTCACACCCTGGTATGACTGGATCATGGCAGAAGGATCACAGGAAATACCCCCAATCCTTCCTCCGGCACAGATGTCTGCCGAGGAGGCTCATCGGTACATGGGTGAGGTGATGGCGACGTCCCTGAAGAGATCGGGGGCGTTTGTTGTGCTTCGTAGACGGACCGGGGAGATTACCATCCTGGACCCCAAGATCCTGGATCATATCGACGATGTGGTGATGGCGGAATGCCTTCTGGCTTCTTGGACAGAGGATGAGGTGAAAAGGTACCTATCCTTGCGGGGTATGGGATGAGCGGTCAGGTGATTTCGGTAGCGCATCGATTTGCACCACGTGCTGGTCGTGTGTTTACTGCTTCCTACATCGACATCGACTATCTGCGAGAGCGCTGTCAGCGGGCGCTCGACGAGTACAACGTGGAGTGGAGGTTCCTCATCGCCTTTGACGTACCGGTAGGTACTCGTGTGGAGGAGGTGTTGAAGAAGCACATCCCGGCTCTCTCGTCGGTAGATGTAGAGCTTCAGGGCAAGAAGCACGTGGTGGCGTTCTCGACTAAGTCGCCCGAAGGTGTGAAGTACGGCTACTGCTTCACTCTCTGAGATTTTCCGTCACAAGGCTGATGGACGGGCACCAGGAGTTAGCCCATGCCGATCGTAAAGTGGCCCGGCGGAAAAGCGCGGGCCTTGAAGTACCTCCTTCCCGTGATCCGCGAAGGCACGGCGGGAGGGTTCGACACCTACCATGAGCCTTTCGTAGGAGGAGGGGCTGTCTTCTTTGCTCTCCAAGAGCAGGGAGCCATCACACATGCCGTGCTCTCGGATGGCAATGCCAAGCTCATCCGGATGTACCGAGGCGTTCGGGACAACGTCGATGAGGTCACGAAGGTCCTGACAGGGCTGGCCTCGTCAGACAGTGCCCGGCAGTTCCGGGTCATGCGGGCACGGTTCAACCAGATGCCGATGGCCTGGTCGGACACCGAGTTCGCTGCAGTGTTCATCTACCTGAACCGTGCAGGGTACAACGGCCTCTACCGAGAGAACTCCCGTGGGGATTTCAACACACCCTTCGCGGGCCCACCCCATCGAGAGCTGGGGGCGGGAATCATCTATGTGGAGGAGCTACGGAAGTGTGCGGAGGCCCTGCAGTGTGCAGAGCTCCGCCATAGCTCCTTCGAAGACAGCCTTGTTCTCGTAGAAGACGGGGACTTGGTCTATGCCGATCCTCCGTACTACGGGACTTCGTCTCAGATGTACTCGGCAGGGTCGTTCGGAGAGGAAGAGCAACGGTTCCTGGCTACTGGCTTGGGAGCAGTTGCTGATGACGAAGCCCTGGTAGTGGCTTCGAACTCCGACACTGAGTTCACGCGTGAGATCTATGGTGAGCAAGGCTTCGCCATGCGGGAGAGTCGCCGCGTGAACTCCATCAACAGAAACTCAGATGACAGGTCTCCGAAGGCGGACCTCATCTTCACATCTTTCTGAGAGGCTCTACATGAGCGCATACGAGGAAGGGACCGTCCAGGTCCTCCCCATCGACCAGATCAAGGTCGGTGTTAACATCACCAACATTCGGACGGTCTACAGCGATGAGGCCATCCGTGAACTTGCCGAGTCCATCTACAACCAGGGACTCCTCGTTCCCGTCATCGTCATGGAGGCCGAAGACGCCAAGGGCGATGAGATCTGGGAGCTGGTCTGCGGCTCTCGTCGTCTGCGGGCCATCGCCTACATCCAGACGAACATCGACCAGGACTGGAACAACGGCGAGATCGATGTCCGAGTGTTCGAGGGCTCCCTCGAGGAGGCAGAGCTCGTCAACGGTGTGGAGAACATCGAGCGGGCTGAGGTCGATGCCGTCGACACCGCGGCATGGCTCTACCGGCTCGTAGAGACCGGCTACACCCAGGACGACCTGGCCAAGAAGATCCACAAGTCGCCGGCGTGGGTGTCGGCACGGATCTCCTTCCACCGGAAGGCTTCCGATGGCCTCAAGAAGGCCTACCGTGAGGGGCTGATGTCCTTCACCACGGCCTGTGAGCTGGCCAAGAACCTCAATGAAGAGGACCAGCTCAAGCGCATCCGCAAGGCTCGCCTGAACAACGAGAAGCTCATCAAGTTCGAGGATGCCAAGCATGCTGGCGATCCCGACCGAGTCTCTCGGCCCTCTGCCAAGGCCAGGGCTGACATGCAGGCGTACGCCGAGTCGCTGGCTGGTGACCCCAAGTACGGCAACGCGCATGGCGTCGCTATGGCCCTTCGCTGGGTCGATGGTACACTGTCTCAGGAAGAGATCAAGACGGATGTGATCGAATGGATTCGAACCGAGAAGAAGGACAAGGACAGCTCCGAGGACGAGACGGAGTGATCCCGGGGGTCAGGCTTATCGGCTGGGCAAAGGAGCGGGCTGTCCTGCTCCTTGCGACCCTCACCGCATCCGGCCACGTGGAGTACCGCGTAGTCGGGAGCTTCTCGATGGGGCAGCCCGCCGAGGCGTAGAGATAGAGGCAGCCCACGGCGGGGCTGTTCTCTTAGCCCTTGATCTTCCCCTTCACGATGTGAAGCTCGACAGGACCAATCCCCTTCATCCGCTCTTCGATGTAGGGCACGATGGTGATGAGCTGGGCCTTGCACAGACTCATGTTGTCTGTTCCGAGGGTAAGCAACACAGTGTCCGTGTTCGAGCTGAACCCAACACTCACGAAGATGATGGATTCATAGGCGAGTAGAACATCTTCGAGCTCCGCTCGTAGAGCGAGCTTCGCATCGTCGAGGTGCGGAACTGTCTCACGGGGCATGCTTCTTTACCTCTGCCATAGCTCCAGCGACCTTCTCTGTGATCTTCGTCACTGAAGACCCGTACTTGTCGAGAGCCCATACTCCAAGAAGGTAGCCTGTGGCGAGCCAGCCCTCGAGGACGATGAGGGATAGGGCAAGCGGCCGCTGGTCCGCCTCGATGGTCTTATTCAACAGGTAGGCCAAGACCAGGAAGACCACCATGAAGGACGTCCACTTCTTGGACATCCATGGCGGCTTGTCGTTCTTGTCCAGCTCGTCGATAGGAGCCCGCTGAGCCGCCTCAGGCGTCCACATCATCCCCTCGGTACTCTCCAGAGGCTCGCTGCGGAGATCATCGAAGGAAGGGTGAGGTGCGCTCGGAGCGCTACTCGGTGTGGACGATGAGGGCATTCAGGCTGGCCGCGTTGTCGGTGTGCGCGGTACCCCAGTCGGCAGAGACCTTGACGACCATGGCAGCCGTGGTGTCAACCCCTGCGAGGCTCTTGTACTCCGCACCCATGGTCGCTCCGGGACCTCCCAGATCACCACGGTCTCCCAAGCAGCTGCTCCCAGAGACGATGGCCGTCCGGCTGCTGTCCGTGCCAGCTCCGTATATGAGACAGCGGAGCTCGAAGATGCCCACTGCCAGGTCGTTGGAGATCGTCTCGGAGCGGGTCGTGAGGAGGTGGCCGTTCAGATACACCTTCAACTCGAGGGTGTCGCCGCCGTCCTTCACCAGGATGTCGCCTACAGCTGCATGGATCCGAAGTGCGCGTCCCGGCTTCAAGGTGTTCGCCGGGACAGTGTACTGCTGATCGAAGTCGGTCTCAGCGGCTTCGTCCGTGACTGTGTTCGACTCCGCCACGTTGGAGAACGCACGGCCACCGATCTTCAGGTCGGTCCCGCCAATGATGCCGTCCTTCGTCGTCGCAGAACCAGTGATCTCCACATCGCCCAGGCACTTGGCCTTCTTGTGGATGTTGACCTCTTCGGCCCCGTTGGTCGAAGTCGTGCTGACGTACTTGTTCAGACCCTGACGGATGACGAAGAAGTCGACCGTGTTGTCCGGCCCTGTGAAAACGATGGCTCCGGTGCTGTCCACCGCGATGCCGGCCGTACCCGCATCGATGTCGATGCCGCCATCAGCATGTGAAGCATAGAGCCGTACGGCGGCCGCATCGGCCACTGCAGAGTCCACGATGAACTGAGAACAGGTGACCGAGAAGTCATCGGTCGGAGCGTTGTAGGCGAACCCACCGCCCACCTGCGAGTATGAGCCTCCATCCGTGACGGAGAGCACACCGTCGACATCCACTGAGCCGGAGAAGGTTGTCGCACCACTCCCAAGGAAGTTGAAGGCAGGGTTGGTGGTGGTGTTGCCGAAGGAGACGACCTCGGACGTGTTGACCGTAGAGACCGCGAAGTAGGCGTTGGCACCTTCGGCGACCTTCCAGGCAGCGACCTTGTTGTCGGCGATGGTCCACAGGCCATTGTCCGAGGACAGCAGACTCAAATCTCCGGTAGAGGTGTCCGCCACCACGGCTGAGGTCGCGACCTTGCCGACTGTGACCGTACGATCTCCACCAGTACCGATGCCGATGTCCTGGTCGACGTTGTCATTGCCGAGCAGGATCTCCGCCGAGGAGTTGATCTCGACGTTGCCCACCGCGTCGATGTGGTGCACCCCGGTCGTCACCGACCTGGTGCCACCAGTACCGCTGTACAGCTCCAGACGGAGCGCGGTGACGGTGGCGGAGCCCACCTGCATGAGCTCCGAACCGTTCGAGGTCGTGAAGACCAGGTAGTCGTTCGTCCCCTCACGAACACGCCACGCATCGGCGTCGTCGTCGTCGAGGAGCTTGTCGCTCTGGGGCACGCCTTCCAGCTGGAAGGCGTACTCCGTTCCAGTCTCGTCGAGGAAGTACGGAAGACGGTCCGTCTTCGTGTACCAGTACGCCTGACCAGCAGGCGGGGTAGCAGGAGCAGAGCCCAGCCGTTGGGCGAGCTGATCAACGCGGATGACGCCGGGCATCGGGACCTCTCAAAGGCAGGGACTCCAGAGCAGTTTAACGCATACCGCCTCCATATCCCCTCGCCCTTGTGGACGGTCCTCCTTCAAGCTATGAAGCGTGTACTCACAAACTGAACTGCTGCCCCTGGAGTGAGTGATGAAGCATCAGCTTCCCTGGACCGCCGTGAAGGCGAAGGATGGATTCTTCCACGTCGCTGATGCCCATGGCGAACGTGTTGTCACCGTCGGCAACGAGGCCGAGGATGGACAGACGGCTGAGATGATCGCCGCCTGTGTGAACATGAGCGGCATCACCTGGATGATCTTCCGGCATGCTGTTCAGGTTCCGCATCTGATGATGCAGTTGCACGGAGAGATGGCGAAGCACGTCACGAGCCAGGCCGATGATGTCAAGGCCGTGCTCGACGACTGCCTGGAGGATGAGCTGGAGCCCGACGAGGATGTCGACGATGAGCCGTCCGACACCTGAGTCCGGTCTGGTCTCGGTTGGAGACCAGGTTGAGTTCGACTACAAGGGTGCGTCTATCGTAGGGACTTTGGTCTACCTGGGACGGCAACACTCAGCTACACGCCGTGTAGATGTGAACCGTTTGGTCTACTGGACCTCTGGCGTAGAACGCAATCGCTTTGTGGCTCTGAGGAAGAGCGGAGCCCGCGACAAGTTCATCAAGTACAGGTCGCCTTCTTCGAAGGGCTTCATCGTCCGGGTGGGAGACTGCTACTACTCCCCGGAAGTGGTCTACCTTTCTACTTGAAGATCGCGTGCATGATGACGGCGAGCTCTTCGGAGGTCCCTGGCGCACCACCTTTTACGGAAGCAGTACTGCCCTCCTTTTGGCACCATGAATCCGAAGGGGATGTGTGCTTCCATAGGAGAGCCTTGCCCTTCAACACATATTGTCAGGGTCTTATGTCTCTGACCCGATCCGGTTTCGATGTCGATGTAGACGACTGCGGGGTTGTTCCGCTGGGATCTCAGATGGGCCTGCCCTTGGACAAACAGCGTGCCCTTTGAGCCGTTTGTCTGCCACACATCCCAGCCGAAGCTCTTTTCCTGGTCATCCAGCTGTGTACAGACCGACCATTTGTGTGACATGGGCTTTCCATAACGAAGAAGGGGTGGGCCTCTCGACCCACCCCTACCATACCTCGCCGGGTAGTCGGCTTAGTACACCGACCAGATGTCCGAGCCCTTGTGGATGAACGTCGCCGACTCGCGGGCCGCGAGGTCATAGGCGATGTCCTCGCCCAACCCGTCGATGTTCCCACCGGAGCCCGGCTTCACCTGCACGTCGAAGGCCGCATCGGTGTCGTGCTTCACCGTGAGGATGCGCCCGGTCGCCGGAGCCGCCTCGAACTGGCAGTCACGGGCCGCCGTCAGGGTGGCCGTGAAGTGGACGTTGCGGTCCGTCGCCAACACGGTGTAGTTCGCATCCGTACCGTGGTTCGTGAAGGTCCGGACCTCGGCACCAGTGGCCTTGAAGATGCCATCGAAGTCGACGTCGGTCCCGAAGTAGTTCCAGCGGTTGCCACCCACCGCGCCATGGGCCTCGGTGTCGCTCGTCGGAACGGTGCTGTGGACGTGGTCCGCACGAGCCAGATGTGCCGAGACACCCGTCACTGCGACTGCGGCATCCGGAGACGGCGCGGTGTCCGCGAGGATGTCGTGGCTGTGATCGGAGCGGGCGAACGTGTCCGCCGTACCCTGCCCGTCGGCCGTGGTGGCGCTCAGAGAGGTGTCGGGCGTGCCCCAGGTGATGCCCAGGACGCCGTTGGTGTTGGTCAGGCCGGCCGCCGGAGTACCGTAGAGGATGTCGCCCAGCGAGGAGGTGATCGCCGCCGCTGTGGAACCCTTGCCGGCCTGCCAGAAGCCATCCGTGGCCACCTGCATGACTGCCACCTCGACCTTCGTGATCGTGCCAGCCGCGCCAGCCGACGTGGTGAAGGTGTCGCGGCAGAAGAGGTGGGCCGGAGAGCCTGCGCCCGCTGCCGGGGCAGAGGCGAGGTACACCTTCTCCGGAGTGGAGCCGGTGTCGGTGCTGGCGACCTCACAGAGGCCATCGTTCGCGCCGTTGGTGCCGTCGAGGGCGACGATGTCACCGACCGAGAAGACCGAGGCGTCGGTCACGGTCACGTAACCGTCGACTTCACCGAGACCGGTGAAGATACCGTCGGCATGGACGTTCTGCTGCACGGTAGTCGGGTCGAACCGGACTGTGAGGCCACCCGTGACGGCCGCGTCCGAGGTGTAGCCGTTGTTGAGGTCGATGTAGTTGTCTTCGACCAGGACCGTCTCGGTGTCGATGTTGGTCAGGCCCTGCGCGAAGATCTGACCCACGATGGTGAGGTCGCCGCCGATCCGTGCGTTGCCGTTCTGGACGTCCAGCTGGGTCGAGCCCGCCACGCCGCCGAGGGCCAGGGTGTCGAAGGTCACCGACGCGGTGGTGTTGATGTCCTGCGGGGTACTCAGCACCGGGTTCCCGGTCGTGCCGTCACCGTTGGTCACGGAGACCTGGTTCGCGGTACCCGTCAGGGTCCGGCGAGCGAAGGCACCCGCGCCGGTCTTGACCAGGTAGCCAGCCGTCGCGTCCAGCGCGGCCAGTGCATCCAGGTCTGCGTCCCAGGCCTGGACTCCGTCTGCCCCGGCGTCGCCGCGGTCGGAAGCCATCAGCACGTTGCTGCCCTCGACGGACACCCGACCCGCGCTGACGCGGGCGATGGTCGTGTCGGTCGCGTGACCGAGCTCGATGCCCGTGAACTGCGGGCTGTCCTCGGTACCGACGCCGATCTCGGAGGCCGCAGCCGCCGCGTTGGCGAGGTCGAAGAGGGTGTCGCGAGCGTACGCGCTGAGGGAATGGTACCCTGCCATCCCGCTCGCATCGAGGGCGATCAGCTCGATCGCGCTGTTGCCAGCACCGAGCTTCTTCAGCGCACGAAGGGCCCCTTGGCCCTTGGGAAATGAACCGTATGCCACAGTGGAACTCCTGCGATTGCGCAGTTGAGGTCACGAGGGCAGCACCGAAAGTATAACCGCGAGAGCGGTGCAAGTCATCCGGCAGGCTCTTTTGCCTCTTCCATGACCGTCTCAGCCGCGAAGATGTGGATCCCTCGGCGGCGGCCAATACCCAGCTCCAGCCGATCTACACGCACCCTGCCGACAGAGATACTTCCGTCGAGATGGTGCATCATCCTGGAACAGGAGATGGTCACCTTGATGTTCATCCGGTCTAAGGCCTTGTTGCCGATGGCCAGAGCCATCGCCACAGCACCCTCGTTCTCGATATCGTCTGCGTTGAAGACGAAGTCCTTTTGCATGCCACACCCCCCCATAAAGAGGAACGGCCCCCACCCTCGAAAAGGTGAGAGCCTCGGGGCCTCGCCGTGGTGACGAGGTGCTGCCCCCGTTCATGGGCATTAACCTACGATGCGGCGTAGCTGACGATCCGTTTCGTGAACCGTACGGACTCGTCGTTCCCGATCTCGTAGTCGGCTTCACCGTCCACGCTCGAACCCGGGAACTCTGCTGTCACCACGTTGCTGCCGGCAGGTCCGCGACCCTTCACTTCGTGCTCTGAACCACGCTTCGCTGTGGCCGAGAACCTGATCGTGATGGCCCCGGTAGAGAGGTCACATACGATTTGAGCATCGCGCGCCTTCACGTCGTAGGGCGACATCGATGCTGTGACCTCCTTTACGAGAGGAGGTCCCTGGCGCTTAAGGAGGTTCAACGCCATACCAGCTCCTCGTAGTCCAGGTACGCACCGTAGACCTTGAAGGTGGTCAGAGCCTGAACATCAGCATCGACCCGGATCCGCATCCCTTCCTTCGAAGACATGACCGGAGGAGAGATGAGCGTGTGCTTCACAGCGTGACTCTCGATGGCCCCACGCTCTGCCGCCGTGTCGTGCGCAGCTGCGAAGGTCTGCCCTGAGCTCAGGCTCGTAGCCAGTGGGATCGCGGCACTGCCTGTCGTGTCACTACCTGTAGGCTTCACGCGCAGGAGAGTGCCAGTCACATCGTTCGCGACAGCATCCTCGACGGCGTACATCACCGTGAAGGAGAGCGGCCGCACACCGATTGTGGTGTTCCCCGCCTCGAGAGGCAGGTCTACGACACTCAAGCCAACACCGGCTTCACCAGATGCGCGCTCCAAGATGTCCAGGTTCGCCACATCGTCGTAGAACTCGAACCAGGTGTCACCGTCCACTGCTCGGAACTGTGCAGCCCCTACTAAGACCGTCTTCGGCTCCGCTACGACACCCGACTCTCCCGTGATGATGAGGTCACCACGGACATCCATGTCGCCTTCAACATCCAGCATGTTGAAGATGATGAGCTGCTCGTTGGGACCAATGGAGGCATTCTCACCTTCGTAGATCTTGGTCCGCTGGCTCCATGCCTTCCGCCAGTAGCCCTCAGGCGGGAGTGTCCGTACAGCACCGAGGACGTCGAGCACCCCATCAACGACGTCCAGCTCCTCGATGATGAGCTCTTCGTCCGAGGCGATGGTCTGCGTTGAGCCGTCGTCGAGCACTCTCTCCTGAGAGAAGCGTGCACGGTAGCCCAGCGCGGCAGCAGCAGCCTCTGCTGCCGTGAGGTGGTACCTCTCGGAGGCTGTGCCGCCTTGGAGGTTGTTCAGGGCTTGATGATCGCTGACCCCTCCACCAGCCCCACCTCCTGCGACGACCTTCCAAGCCCCAACACCGCCCGTAGGCAGGACCAGATCCGGAAGGTTCTCGGGATCCGTGGAGGCATGGTCGTACCAGTACAAGGACTCTTGGCCCTGTACGAGGATGACGGCCCCATGCTCTGCATCTCCCGCAGGGACAAGCCGAAGCTCGGCGATGTCCGCGACAGGATTCTGGAGGTATTCCCCAGGATGCCGATGATGGATGAGCCTCTGGGTCACACCGGCCTCACGAGGGCGATCCAGGCATCCAGCTTGGGATTCACGCCCGAAGGTGTGGCCTCGACCTGCAGGAAGATGCGGTCCATGCCCTGAAGCTCAAGCGTGACCAGGTCACTGGTCTGGACAACGACCTGGCGGCCCTTGTGCCACTTCCCGCTGATGATGCTGTAGAGCCAGTAGCGAATGCGGAAGACGGGGTTCGTCCCGCTCACGTTGAACAGGAGATGAGCAAGCTCGTTCTGCTCGATCTGGTAGCCCTGGCCCTTGAGGGTCGGAGAGCTCGTAGTGTCAGAGACGTCAGACAGTACTCGCCGTCCGGCAGGCGTGTTGCCGATCTTCGCGGAGGTGGTTTTGACCCTGCGTGGCATGTCTGCTCCGTGTTCCTATTCTACCGTCTTCCAGTACTGAGGGCTAAGAGGAAGGCCCCTCCGGGCTCACTCCCCCGCCAGCTCCCGCTCTCGCTGACGTACCATGATGGCCGCCTCGACCAGATCGAGGATCTGTGCCATCGCCAACGGGTCTGCCGTATGTTCGAGTGTGCGGCCACCGATTTGGTGCAGCAATGCCAGCATGGAGTCGTCCTTCGGCAGCTGCTCGTACTCCATCAAGTTCACAGGCACTGCACGAGCGGTGCCCTTGTTGAACCGCGACACGTCACGAGGACCGTGGATCACGACCTCGGTGCTCTCGGGCTCTGGAGAGGGTCGTGCCCAGCACAGCTCCCCCTGGAAGATCACTGCCCTTCCCTGAGGCGGGAGGTCTGCGAGAAGCGCTTCCTCCTCGCACTCCAACAGGGCCAGGTGGCCCTCGTAGTAGTGAAGCCCTTTTCGCCGTGTACCGGCGTAGTAGTCGGGCGTTTCTTTCATCTCTTGCTCCGTATGTTGTTCAGAAGGGAGAGGATGTCTGGAGCCTCTCCCGAATCAGGTACTGCTTCTACTGGCTCTGCTGATGCCAGACGATGATTGAATCTTGGTCGGAGATGCGTCCTTACCCGGTACGCCTCCGAAGCACTGCTCTCCGAGAAGTACACCTCGAAGATCAGATCTGTGGGCGAGATCCCTGCCTTTCGGATTGCCGCTGCCTTGGGCATCCGAATCCCAGCTCCGCCGCTGTAAAGAACAGCGATAAAACACCGAATCCTCTTCTCGGCGTCTCCTGTCCACCCCACGAGGAGGCACTCCGTGCGTGTGTTCACGGTGTACACCGCAGATCGCTTCCCGAGGAGCGCAAGTTCCCCGTCTCGTACCATCCCGATGTGAGACCAGGGGAGAGTAAGATCAGGATTCTTCCCCAGCAGACGCACAACATCGTTAGGAGTAGGAGATACTACTTGCTCGGACATAGACTCCAACTCTGCGTCGAAAGTGTGTCGGTTTTGAGAGCTTATTCTCTGTAGCACGATACGCTGTCTTGACACTGCAAAGTCCGCCGACCACGCTTTTCCAGAACCTGACCCCCTCCAAACTCTGGCCTATTCTCTGACGAGGTTCCCGTGAACTCCTTGACGAAGCAACAGCTCCTTGTCATCGCCGGCCTCATCGCGGTGGCAGTTTTGGCCATTACAGCCTGGTTCCTCATGAGTGGGGACACGGAATCGGCGGCAGGTGTTGGGGTTGGCGGTGGTGTGGCTGCTGCCGAGGTCGTACGGCGTGCTTCCCGTCGTCGTCAGGAACGGGATGAGGCTCTGGCAAGGGCCGATGTTGAGGTTCAAGACCAGGAGGATCGGCTCGAGCGGCTTCCGGACTCTGAGGCCGTCACGGAGGACATCGCAGCTCTCACTCCGGACGAGAAGGCCAACCTCGGTAACGACCTTCTGTAAGGAATGGCCATGATCGCTACGTTCCTTCTTTCTGCCCTTCTTTCTGTCGGTCATGCCCAAGAACCGGTAGAAAAGCGACCCATCCTTCCGATGCCTGTGGATGCGCGCATCACCATCGCCTCGAAGGGCTACCGCCTCGAGGGCCAGTACTACCTCCTCCCGGAGGAGAGGTTCGACACTGCCTTGAAGAACGCTCAGCTCTTGAAGCCCTCCCCCGAAGGGGAGGCAGCTGGCTTCAAGACCTCACTCGATGAGGCCAAGGCTCTGGTGGTTGATGCTCATCGCACCGTGGCTGATCTGAAAGCAAACGCCTCAGAGGATGCTGCGCTGATCGATGATCAGGTCGCGGAGCTGCTGACAGCCGGCAACACCATCGAGCGGCTCAGCATCGAGAACAAGTACCTCAGGAAGGACGTGCGGAAGACCACTATGATCCTGATAGCGGCGGGTGTTGGGTCCGCTGTAGTCATTGGGGTGGAGTCATACCTTCTGGTCCGGCTCACGCTGCTGTAGATCTCCTACGGATCGACACGTCCGTAGAGTGGGTATTCGTAGGCGTGGCTTTCCTCGTCCTATGGGCTCTGATGGACTTCGAGTTTTAGACTATGCCCTCGATGTAGGGCAGCTTCATGTCCGAGTCCTTCCCCATCAAGTCATGGAACAGGGCTGCCGTGGTGAGTTCCTGCCCTGCAGGGATCTCCACCCGCAGCAGCCTCCGGTCTCGACTCATGGTCGTCTCGTAGAGGAGCTTCGCGGGCATCTCTCCCAGACCCTTGAAGCGGCTGATCTCTACCTTGCCTGTAGAGGATTCGACGATTGCGTCTCGCTCTGTGTCATCGAGGGCCCAGAAGTCTTTCTTTCCTGCCCGGATGCGGTACAGCGGCGGCTGGGCCACGTATACCCTTCCTGCGTCGATGAGCGGGAGCATGAACCTGTAGAAGAACGCGAGCATGAGAGTGGTGATGTGATGCCCATCCACATCCGCGTCCATCAACAAGATGACCTTCCCGTATCTCAGTGTGTTCAGGTTCAGTCTCTCACCCATTCCACATCCGAGAGCCTCGACCACGGCCTTCAGCTCCTTGTTGGTCCCTGCCTTCTTGGGGTTCACGATGACGTTCAACACCTTCCCCCGAAGTGGGAGGATGGCCTGAGTTCTGCGGTCACGCCCCTGCTTCGCGGAGCCTCCCGCACTGTCTCCTTCGACGATGAAGAGCTCCGTCTCTCCCAGGTTCGTAGAGGAGCAGTCTGCGAGCTTCCCGGGCAGAGCTGACTTCCGAACTACAGACTTCCGCCGTACCGTCGCTACAGCCTCTCTCGAAGCCGTCCGAGCCTTCGCAGCACTCACAGCGCGGTGGACGATAATCTCTGCCTGGGAAGAGTTTGTCCTCAACCAGTTCTGGAACCGCGTCCTTAGTCCCATTACCAAGGTCTTCCCCTCCTCCGAGTTGAGCCTCCCCTTCGTTTGTCCCTGGAACTGCACCCTCTCGAGAAGGACGTGCACTGCACCCATGACGCCTTCGCGGTAATCGTCAGGGACGAGCTTGGGCCTTCTCGGCAAGAGCTTGTTCGCCTTCGCGTGCTTCGCCACCTCCGTTGCAATGAGCTGCTTCAAGGCTGTGAAGTGCGTCCCTCCTTCCCGGGTTGGGATGGTGTTGGCGAAGCTCTTCCCCAGGACATCCATACCTGTAGGCGACGACGTCCATGACACAGCCACTTGCACAGCCTCATCCCGGATGTACCAGGTCGAGGAAATGGCTTGTTCTGTGTTCACCAGGTCGACCAGACCACCAGGGAACTGCATCTCCTCACCGTTGAAGCGGAATCGTGCACCTACCAGATGTGCCTTCAGCCATACACGGTTTCGGAGGGTCTCCATGTTGAAGGGACGCTTCCCGAAGATCATCACGTCCGGACGGAACCGGATGGCTGTGCCTCGTAGCTTCCTTCCACACCGCTTCACATCGGGCTCGGAAGGCTCTCCTCGCACGAAGGATTGGCAGTAATGTGTGCCATCCTTCCACACGTTGACTTCAAGCTCTGAAGACAGGGCGTTGACTACGGCACTTCCGACTCCATGCAGTCCGCCCGATGTGGTGTAGGCTCCGTCTCCGAACTTCCCTCCGGCATGGAGTTCCGTGAGGACCACTTCGACTGCGGCACGGCCGTCCTCCATCGCGTCGATGGGGATGCCTCGGCCGTTGTCCTTGATGGTGATCTCCCGGTCGGAGGCCTCGACATCGATGAGGGTGGCGTAGCCGGCCAGCACCTCATCGACTGCGTTATCGAGTACTTCCCACACCAGGTGGTGTAGCCCTTCTTCCTCGGTGTCCGGGATGAACATTCCCGGCACCTGTCTCACTGCCTCGAGTCCCTCCAGCTTCCTGATGCTGGAGGCGTCGTACTTGCTCATCGAGCCTCATGGGTAGTGACGTTGAGTTCCGTGACTGCCTTGTACTTCTTGAGTGCCTCATCGAGGAGATCTGCGGCCCAGTCGTCGAAGTCTCGGTCTGGGGTAAGAACCCCGCTGGGGTAGGTGCCGTGCTCTGCGTGGTGATCACGTGCATGGATGACGGTCTCCATCGCAGTCTTCAGTCCGCCTGTCCCCGCCAGGAACTGACGGAGAGTGGGCGGCTTGAGCTTCGGCTCGTCCACGGCCGGCTTTGCAGGCCGGAGGACTCCGTCGAGGATGAGGGTCTCGATGGCATAAGCGCCCTCTTCCATTGGACCCCTGCGGAGCTTGTCCCACAGCTTCCCGAAGAAACCCTTGGGACGGGCGACGATGGCGATGTGGGTAGCGAGATCTCCTGCCTGCTCCTCTGTGATCCAGCCCAACCTCACAAGAGCCTTCAAGGTGCACTCCTTCCCTTCGTTGTACACCTCTGTGAGCTCACTCAGAGTCAGGGAGACGGTCAGGATCCGGGCCATCTATTCTCCCCCTCGCCATACTCCTTGAGGCCGGCAGTGATTCGTTCGAGCTCAGCTTTGAGCTCCTCGTATCGGTTCATTCGGTAACTCCTTGTTGGGTTCCTCAGCCCTTATGACGAGGAACCTGCGGAGTTACCAAAGGCACTGGAAGAAGCCGAGGAGCACAACACGGCGGCCTGTGTGCGGAGTCACAGAGTGTTTTACGGGCCCATAGCCTTCAGGATTCGAAGGGCTGCTCCCGTACACTACGGCAGAGCGGTAGTGGCGAATCGGAGAGGTATCCAGCCTGGATTCGCCATGTGTCCTGAAGATTCCGCCCTCGAAGTCATCCGGATGAGAGAGAAGTACACTCACAGACATTCCGCACCACGGCATGTGATGCGTTCCGTCTTCCTTGTACCCATCATAGTGTGGCTCGTGCCCTCGAGGTTGGAGCTCAAAGCGCGCGTATGACGGAGCCTCCCACTGCACTTCGCAAGGCCAACCGGATCCTATGAGGATCCGGTTGAAGACTGTACGGACCAGAGGAGAACAAGCCGCAGGGGGCTGCGAAATCTCCTGTCTGAGATGGTTTCCCTCTTCCGCCTCATGGAGAAGTGCCTGAGCCTCCTCCGCAGAGACGACGTTTGGGACTACCACCACTTGATGTAGCCGAGGAGGCTGCTCGCGTTGCGGTACGAGGCCTTCACGCGGTCACTCTCGTTCCCGCCGATGCACAGGTGCTTCCCACCTTCGGTGTTCACCACGAGACCCACATGCCGTGCTGTGGAGGCGGAGCTCTTGTCACTGCCGCTCCCTCCACGACCCATGATGAAGATCGCACCCGGAGGGCACGCCTGACCTGCAGGGATCCAGCGACCGGTCTTCTTCGCCCACAGCTCCATCTGGTAGCCGGAGCCCTGGAACTTGCCGTCGAAGGGCAGTGACGAAGCTCCCCACTCCAGTCCCTTGCTTTGCCGGACGGCCTGCGCCGCGAGCATGGCACACCAGGGGTAGTACGCGGCCGGGACGATGCCCCAGTACTGCGCGTAGCCGTCCACGATGTGTGCGATTTCCGGACCGCAGTTGTTCCCGGACTCCTTCGCGCCGAGCTGCTTCGCAGCCCATATGAGCGCGAGCTTCGGCCACTCCTCGCAGATCACCGGGATCTCGTCGAGGAGCCATGAAACCTGCGCGCTCTGCTCTTCGTGCTTCGAAGGCGAGATGCTCTTCGTGGCGGAGTCCGGCTCTTCGATCGCCTTCCAGGTGTTCGTCCCGACGATGCCGTCAGGAGTGAGGCCTTCGGCCGCCTGAAGGGTGATGACAGCGTCCTCGGTGCCTGCTCCGAAGATGCCGTCCGCGTCGATGTTGAAGCCGCGCAGGTTGATGAGCTCCTGCAAGAGCGTGACGGAGTTGCCACGGGAACCACGACGAAGAAGGGGATGGGACATAGGGGTGCTCCAGGGAAGGGGCTCATCCTATCCCAGCGGAGCTGCTGTGAAGAGTACGAAGGTCTGGAGGTATCGGAACTGTCCTGCCCCCGTGGAGAGGCTCAACTACGTCGTGAGTGCTCTTTTTGTGGGTATCTTCGTCTTTATGCTTGTCATCTCTACAGCGGCGTGGTTAGTGTAGGGACATGACTCGCAAGTGTGCCATCTCCTCTTCAAGTAGCTCGTATTTTACGGGCCCGGAGGGGTGTGCCTGATGCGTTAGAACCATCATCGGTCCACGAAAGAACCCCTCCCCGGCCCATTGTCGCGGAGGGGTTCTTGCATTCGGGGATCGAGTACAGTAGCTCGGGACTACTGGCGGGCCTGTAAAGTCCGTGCCTTAGGGATAGTGGTTCGAATCCACCGATCCCCACCTATTTCTTTGTCTTCTATTGGAGAGGTAACTCTGCGAGGCAGGGCTACGCTTGGAAAGCGTATGGCGGTTTCGGCCGCGCGGGGCGGTACCGCACTTCTCCTCTTCTTCACATGGTCGTGTAGCTCAGTCTGGTAGAGCAGAGGGGTCGCCCCCAGAGACGCAGGTTCAAATCCTCGCTCGTTCCACCACATCTTGGAGAATGAACCGTCTGAGTGGACGGCCTCGTTTCGAAAACGAGCGGTGCGGCAAGCATTCGGGGCGGGACCGACGTTCTCCTCTACTTCTTGGAGAGTGAAATAGGTGCGGTTTCCCTTAGCGCGGTTGCTACCTGCGTCGGGTCATGTGGCCCGCTGGTTCGACTCCAGCACTCTCCTCCATCTCTACCACTTAGGAGAGGCCCGCGCAGAGGGGCGCATCCGGCTTTGAATACCGGCGGCAGGGTCACACCTGAGGTTTCGAGTACCTGTCTCTCCTCCACTTGTCCCAGATGCTCGCCGTGAGCTTCGAGGCATGGAACCTGTACCAGCCCTTCTTCCGGCCCTGAACCACAACCAGCAGACGATACTTCGTGCTCCTCTTCCGATACCCAGGCTGCCGCATCACTGCGGCAGTAAGGAATCCCCGTTTTAGGGCCCATTCATGAAGGTTTAGCACCACGTACCAGCTCTTTTTGCATGGGTACTCAACCCGCCCCTTCCGAGGGAAGTGGGCGATGGCGCGTAGCAGATCGGCTTCCATTCCAGCTGTGAGCATGAGAGCCCCTATGAAAAGCAACAGCATGAAGTCTTCGTAGCGATCATCACTACGCAGACGATTTTCTTATGACGACAATCACAGGAGTGGACCTGCTGGGTCTGCAAAACCCGGGGAGTGGAGTTCAAGTCTCCCTGTCGTCTTCTCTGTTACACTGTGAATGTGAGTACTCAGCTGATCATGACGGCGATCCTACTGGTCCTGGCCAGTTTCGGCTTCGCCGTGTCCGGGTACTCCCTCGATGACAGCGCCTTGTCCCAGAAAGGCTTCGCTGTCATCGCGACTGATCGCCGGCCCGGCGATCAGGTGACCGCCAACGAGCGGAATGCGACTGCGCCACAGACTCGTCCCCTGCAGGAAGGCTTCCCGTAGGGGACTTCTCAGTTCTGGGAACCCGAGAGGCCTCCGTCACCAAAGCGGGAGGCCTCTCGCGTTTGAGCTCTCGTTATGCTTCACACATGGGCGGTATTCGGCGAGACCCAGGACAGGAGCGCCCCGATGGTCCGGCGTATACTCCTCGTATGGCCCCGAAGCGCCTACTACTGCACGCCGTGTTCATCCTCATCCAGGATGACGACGTTCGGAGGACCACTGCGGCCATCTTCTTCTTCTACCTGGGCCTGATGGTGATCTTCCTGGCCCTTGTCCCCATACCAGAAGAGAGCGCGAAGACCATTCATCTCATCATCGGCGGCCTGGTCGGCGGAGGCATCGGCCCTGCGATTAGAGCCCTACTGGACAAGGGAGACGGACAGAAGCCGAGCCTGGAAGCTCACTTCTCTGGCGAAGGGAACGGGAGCACAGCACCTCGAGGCCCTTGAACTCCGAGACTCCTTCGAAGCTCTCGCACTTCCTTGTCTGTACGCGGCCAAAACGAGCCGTCCGGCATGAGCTTGTACTTGCGATGGAAGGCCCTCCACCGAGGCAGTAGGTTGAAGAACGGGAACACGTTCGAGAGTGGGATCACCTTGCTCATATGCTTGACTCCCTCTCCACAGGGTACTACACCTAAGACATGACCTTCGTGATGCGCGCGCTATCCTCCTTGCTTCTTCTGAAGCCCGGGGAGGGGTGCGTGTAGGGTCATCAACCTACGACACCGTCGGAAGCCTCCCCAGCGAAAGCTCGGGAGGTTTCTTGCGTTTATGGGGAGGTAGCCGAAATGGATAGGCACCAGGTTCAGGCCCTGGGGGGCTCAGTCTCCGATGCGGGTTCGAGTCCCGTTCTCCCTACTCTTTTTGCGGAAGTGGCGAAACAGGCAGCCGCGCGGGCTTGAGGGGCTCGTGGTCTTCGGACCGTGGGGGTTCAAATCCCCCCTTCCGTACTACTTTGAGGAGATGGGCAAACGGTAAAGCCACCAGTCGGTATGGGCTGGGGACATCCCGAAACCGCCGTCGTCCGTCCGGAAGGGAGGCGGAGCACGGTGGACGGATTGGAGGTTCGACTCCTCCTCTCCTCATTATTCTGCCCCGGTACGCCAGTTGGTAGTAGCGACCGCACTTAAAATGCGGTGGATGGAGGTTCGAATCCTCTTCGGGGTATCGCTTGACCTTCACGTGTTGAAGGACTACTACTTCTACATGCGTTCCTTCCTGGCCATCACCGGTACAACCGGTACCACCGTCCTCCCGCCTGCGTTCGGCGGTCGAGGACTCATGCCAGGACGAACGCAGCTCATCAGCACAGTCTGATCTGTTCGTAGCCCGCTTGTCCTGGCTCATACCTAAGCGGTAGTAGCTCAGGCACTTAGAGCGTCGGCTTGCCAAGTCGAAGGCCCCGGGTGTTTTGCGTACATAGCTCAACGGTAGAGCATTTGTCTGCCAGGCAAAGGGCTGCGGGTTCGAATCCCGCTGTGCGCTTCACCTCTTGTGCGGTAGGGGATACTTGGTTATCTACCGCATATGGAAGAACAGAGAATATGCAGGTCGTGCGGAGATACAAAGCCCGTCTCAGAGATGATTCCCATCAAAAGACGAGGAAAGGTTTACTATAGGAGGCAGTGCCGTTCGTGTGAGAGCAAACGATGCGCTGTACACCACGCGACGCCAAAATCTAAGGCGGCTTACAAGGCCCGTTCCGACATGCTCAAGGTAGAGCGCGCTGCTGGTCTGAATGTCGAGCGTTGGATTTACGAAGATGCTCGACGTTCAGACCGAAAGCGCGATCTGGAGAACGACCTGACGAAGGCATTTATCCGAGAGCAGATCGAGAAAGGGTGTAGCTATTGTGGAGAGGAGAGTATCCGTATGACTCTTGACCGGATCGATAACAGCATCGGGCACTTACAATCAAACTGCGTGCCTGCCTGTATTCGCTGCAACTGTACCAGAAGGCACATGCCTTACGAGGCATGGCTGATTGTGGCCCCGGCCATGCGGGAGGCGCGGTTGGCAGGTCTCTTTGGGGATTGGACTGGAAGATAGTCCCGGCTACCGCACCATTTTGGCGTCATAGCTCAGTCCTGATAAGGCTGAGGTCGTTGGTTCAACTCCAACCGGTATCACTCTCTACACTGCCGTGGATCAATGGTAGATCGCCAGGCCCTCACCCTGGAGACCGCGGGTTCGAACCCCGTCGGCAGTACCACCTACAACGCCGAATGCAAAGTGGATCGCGCGGCTGGGTTTTCATTCCAGTGCCCGTAAGGGGTAGGGGGTTCGAGTCCCCTCGGCGTTACCAATCCTATATGTTGGCCGTAGCTCAGTCCGGTAAGAGCGCCAGGTTGTGGCCCTGGAGGTTTAAGAGAAATCTCGACAAGCACCCGTGAATATGGTACCTTTGGTGTAGCGGTAGCACGCCAGATTGTGGTTCTGGAGGCTCCGGTTCAAACCCGGGATGGTACCCTTTTCATGCCCCAGAAGAAGTCTGTTCCTAAGGTCTGTGAGGTGTGCGGAGACGTATTTCTTGTGCGGCCGGTGGACGCGAGACGGCATCCCTGCCGGTTCTGTAGTCGCTCCTGTAAAGGCAAGGCCCAGCCTCCTATAAGCAGAGGATTGACCGGAGAGGATAATCCGAACTGGAAAGGGGGGCTGACCTTCAGCAAGTCTACAGGGTACTGGAGAGTCTTACAGCCCACACATCAGCGAGCAGACCATCTGGGGTACGTCAAGCGAGCGGACTTGGTACTGGAAGAGAAACTTGGGCGGCCTTTACTTCCCAATGAGATTGCGCACCACGTCAACGAAGATCGGGCAGATGACTCCCCAGAGAACCTGGAGTGCATGGACTATGGCGAGCACCGGCTGATGCACATCCAGCAGAGGGCAGAGCGTGCTCGGCAGTTAAACCCTCCGAAGCCGAAACAACCAGATCACCCCAGCAACCGCCGCTATACGTGGCCCTCGGATTCTGAGCTCCTCGAGATGAGGAAGACGATGAGCCTTCGACAGATTGCGGCCATAGTCGGCTGCGGCCATAAGACCGTAGATAGACGTCTCTCTCGTATTTCCTCCTCGAGATAATCCCGTCGCTCACCTACCTTTCTCGGGAGAGTGGTGTAACTGGCAGCACGTGAGGCTCTTCATGGACGGGTAGCTCAGCAGGCCAGAGCGTCCGGCTTTGGACCGGAAGGTGTGCGGTTCGAGTCCGCCCCCGTCTTCTCAAACCATGCAGCCGTGTTATAGCCATACAAAAGGGTATGGTTCGATGTCTGAGTCTCAAAGGAAGAGAGACGTAGTTCGCCGGCTAAGAACGGAAGGCAAGAGCTACAAGGAGATTGCCGAAGCAACAGGGCTCACCAAGTCGACTATTGCATACCATGCAAGAAGATTGGGAATACCAGCCCAACCCCAGCGCCGTGATTACCCCTGGAATGAAATCCAGAAGATGTATGAGAGTGGGGCAACTTATCGGGAGTGCGCGCAGAAGTACGGGTTCTCCCGTACTGCATGGGACACGGCAAAACGTCGAGGGCTTATACACCCACGGGAGAAGAGGAGGCCTGTTGAACTCTACTTCTCTTGGAGGAAGAAGCTGTCGTCAACGGCAAAGAAGCGCCTGTTCGATGAGGGTATGTTGAAAAAGGAGTGCTCTATATGCGGACAAGGACCTGTATGGGCTGGGAAGCCTCTCGTTATACAGATTGATCACATCAATGGAAACCCCGCGGACAATCGTCGTGAGAATCTACGGCCGGTGTGCCCGAACTGTCATTCTCAGACCCCGACGTTTTGCGGGCGAAACATCACCTAAGGAGACTGGTTCGAACCCGGCCTCTCCTTCTACTTGAACGCAGCTGTGAGTTCGAGCACGACGGCACTGATGAACCAGTTGTCGCGCTGAAGACCGATCTTCCCGTCACTGCAGCGGACCAGATGCCGCTTCCCCTCTTCGGAGAGGAAGTCCAGCTTCAAGCCGAGCTCCTTCTCTGCCTCTTCGACACTCACCGGCACCATCTTGTCGAAGGGCGGCTTCCGCTTCACTTCAGGAGCCTGTCCTGCCATCCCGGCTGAATCTCATCCTCGGGGTTCCTCGCCGCACGCTCCCTGAAGCGCTTCAGGTCTGAGTCCGTGAGATGGAAGGTCTCGAAGAGTCCATCAGGCATGACAACGAGGACAGAGTGGTACCGAGCAGGAGAGCCGAACGTGCGCTCCTTGTTCTCCGTCGTGACCAGCTTTCCGAGCTTCATCGTTCCTCTGCCATGCCTCCCGTAGTGGTTCCGCCTGTTGATCCCGTGCCGGAGTCTTCTTGCAAGGACTCCAACGGCTCAGGCAGCTCAGTCACGACCACAGGGGGCTGGCTCCATCGCAAGTAGGCGGCGTAGACGGCAGCCCTGCAGACGTCGTTCTCGACGGCATCAGCGATGCTCTCGAGCGGCAGGTGTGATGGCCTGGTCGGGTCTGCCTCGTAGACGTCCATGGATGGCTGCTCCCAGTTGGGAGGCGCGTAGCCTTGATCTGCCAGGCGCATGTCCCGTAGAACGGCTTTCACGGCCCCGAGGTCGTCCTTTACTTGGAGGACATCCTTGGCCACCTTCTCGGTGCGTACTTGGAACTGCATGGCCTCCTCGGTGCGATCAGCAGCACGCTGGATCATGGCTTCATGGTCAAGAGGAGCACCTTCCG